CTACCAGCGGCGGCGCACGCCGCGCCCCTGCTGCACTGTCGGCTGGTCCACGCGGCGACACGGTTCTCTGTGGACCGTCACCGTGCCGCCGGGCCCAGATGCCCCGTCAATCGGCTTGGTGACGCCCTCGCCCTTGCTGATCGGCTGGTCACAAGATGCGCAGATCATCGGCGGTGCTCTCGCATCAGGCGGTACATCCAGCGGCCGACGTCGCACTTGTCAGGCACCTTGCAGTCGTCGCACTGCCGGGAGTGCGTGAAGAGCGCGTCGTGCGCGCGCTGCGCCAGGTGCTTGTGGCAGGAGCGGGGAAACCACCTCTGCCCGATGGTGCTGGCCGAGTCGGCCGGCGCCAGCTGCTCGCCGAGGTCGACCGCGGTCTCGATGGTCAGCCGCTCCCGTTCCCACACGCACGCCCGCCCGCTCGCGCGCGGCTCGTCGAGCCCGGCCAGAGGGGGAAGTGCTAAGGCTGCGAGGACCGCCGACGGAATGTCTGTGGTGGTTGTCGTCATGCTGCTGCTCCTCGCAGTGCGTCGGCCAGTCGCATGGCCACGTCGGCCCGAACCCGGCCGAGGTCGACGAGCGCGAGAGTGGGGGTCGCCGGGTCCACCGCGAGGGACGGCAGAACGATGCCTGCGCGGTCGAGTGCCGCGCGGAGCGACTCCATAGCAGTGAACGGGTCGACGCCGACGACGTCTTGGAGCTCGTGTCCTGAGGCCATGACCAGGACCGTAGGCGGCTGCTCTTGACGTGGGCGAGGCGATGTTCTCGAATGTTCTCCCAGCTTGGCCGGATGTTCTCGTGTGGTCTCACGGCGGGCGCGGCAGGCTGTAGAGCGGAGCCCATCCGCTGGTGATGCTGGTGGCGACAACCCCCGTACAAGGAGGACACCGTGGCGCGACGGCTCATCTTCACTGGAACGGACAGCAAGAACGGCGGATGCCCCGCCCTGCACACCGACACGGACACCGGCGACGTGATCGTCCAGGGACCGCCGCTCACCGACCCCGCGGACCTCGCGCGGCTCCGGCACCTCGGCCCGGACGACGCGGCCGTGGTAGTACCGCGCGAGCTCCTCGTCAACCACGCCCCTAAGGAGCTGCACCGCGTGCCGAAGATCATCGACCTGGAGGAGTTCGGCCGGCTCTTCGAGACGTTCGAGCACACCGCCTGGCGGCTGGAGACGCGCCGCGGCTACGCCTCCGACCGCGAGGACGAGACCTACGCCGAGTTCGTCGAGACGGGCGCCATCACCCTGGACTACGACGACGAGTGGTCCCGGAACATCCGCGCGCAGGTGCTCGCCGGAAAGACGGTCGGCCGGGTCCGGATCGTCGACGAGCCGCCGACCGAGGGCCAGCTGTTCCTCCTCGCCGACTCGCCCCGCGGCATCGCGGCCGGCGAGGACATCCGGTGCCTCCCCCGGAGCGAAGCCGACGCACGGCTGCTCCCCCTCGAGGACTTCTGGATCTTCGACAGTCGCATGGTCGCCCGGCTGAACTTCGACGACCAGGACGTCTTCCACGACGTCGAGATCATCACCGAGCCCGCCGAGGTGCTCCGGTACTGCCAGCTCCGCGACGTCGCGAGCCACGACGCCCTGGGCTGCGAAGAGTTCGCCGCGCAGCTGCGCAAGTCTCGATAGCGACGGAGGGTCGGTGAGCACAGATTTCCAGCAGGCACGCGAGGCCCTCGGAGCCCGATTGCGTGAGCTCCGGTTCGCAGCCGCAGGAGGAAAGCTCACCGGCCCCCAGCTCGCCCAGCGTCTCGGCTGGCCGCACTCCAAGGTCTACAAGCTGGAGGGCGGCCGGCAGACCGCCACCAGCGCCGACCTCCGCGCCTGGGCCGATGCCGTCGGCGAGCCCGAGACGTTCGATGAACTCGACGCCCGCCTCAAGGGCTTCGAGTCGCACATCCGGTCCTGGCGCCGCCAACTCGCGGCAGGCCACCGGCCAGTGCAGGACGCCTGGAACATCGAGGTCGACCGGGCCCGGACCATCCTGGCGTGGGAGGAGGCCGTCATCCCTGGCATGCTCCAGACCGCCGACTACGCGCGCGCCGTGTTTCTGCGCTACGCCGAGCTGTACGGGACGAAGCAGGACACCGACGAGGCGGTCCGCGCGCGGATGCGGCGCCAGGAGTGGCTGTACACGAGCGGCCGCGAGTTCCACGCCCTGATGTGGGAGCCTGCGCTCCACGCTCTGATCTGCTCGCCGTCGGTGCTTGCGAGTCAGCTCGATCGGTTGGGCGGGATGATCGGGATGGACACGGTCCGGCTCGGCGTCATTCCCCTGGCTGCGTCGCTGAAGATCCCGGCGGCCAACGGGTTTTGGGTCATAGACGAGCGGCTCGTCATCGCCGAGGACTGGCATGCCGAGTTGTGGCTGGACGATGCCGACACGGTGGCCACGTATCTGCGGACCTGGCGGACGCTTCGGGAGTCCGCCGTCTACGGCGCGGATGCCCAGGCCGTGATCACGCGCGCCCAGCGTGCGGTCCGGCCTCGCTGACAGTGGTGGCCCGTAAAATGGGGTCATGTCCCCAGCCGACCCCGCCCCTGGTTCCGTGCGGTCTGCCGCCGAGCTCAACAAGCTGATCCGCGCCCTATGGCTACGTGCTGGCGGATCGCTGAACACCGAGCAGCGAGCCGAGTATGAGCAGTTGGTCGTCGCTTGGGCGGCCGCCGTGCATGGCGAGGTGCACGAAGCCGCCTGAGCCTCTGCGCACGCGAAAATGGCCCCTGCCTTCTCGGAGGAAGGCAGGGGCTTCGTACGTGTCGGGGCCGGACTAGAACTTCAGTCGACTGACCGTGACACGTTGCCCCTTCTGGAGGGGCAGGTTGCGGACGTGAAAGGCGTGGGCGCCCGTGACGCTGCTCATCTCTTCCAGAACATGGGGCATGGCTGCCAGGTAGGCCGCGGTCGAGTTGACGATGTAGAGCAGGCCATCGGCATCGGGCTGGCGATGACCGATCCAGTGGAGCCCGGTCTCTATCAGCGCGTCCCGCTCTTCCCTGATGGAGAGCTGGTTGCGGTCCTGGGTCATGATCGCGTCGAAGCCGCGTGCGCTGACCTCTTGGATCAGTTCTCTGTCCAGGACTCCTGACAGGCCCTCGTCGAGGGCGGTCACGAATTCGTGATGGAAGAACACTGCTCTCAGCGGCGGGAGGATGGCCGGCGTCTCGTTCTCGTCCAGGAAGAACCTCATGCAGCGCGGCCTCCGATCTGCACGACTTCCCGATGGAAGTCGGCGGCATCAGCGGCGCCAGGTACCTCGACGCTGGGGTAGAAGCGCTTCACCTCTGCCGGTTCCACGCCGCCTGCGACCAGCTTGGCCACGGCATCGTAGGGCACGCGCGTTCCCTGGATGGTTGGCCAGCCGCCGAGTCGGTTTTCCTTAACCTCGAGGTTGGGGCGGGGGCGTCGGAAGTCTGCGACGTTCCGGCCCTGCATGTTCTCGAAGGGGGCAAAGACGTTGGCGAGGCTGAAGATCGTTTCCTGGCCGGGGTGGCGGACGAGGTCAACGGTGCGCTCTTCCTGCACGAGGAAGACGGAGTCGCCTTCTGTAACCAGGACGTAGGCGGCGGGGTGCTCGGTCAGGTCCCACTTGCGCAGCTGGTCCATGGCCTTGCGGATGCGCTGGAGTGGCAGCTTGCTGCGCAGGTACACGAAGGTCCTGAGTGCGACGACGTCTCGGAAGGAGTACCGGACGGGATTGTCCTGTACCTCTGGTACGAGGAGATCTGTTCGTCTCCAGTTGTGCAGCTGCGCTACGGATGCGCCTGTAAGTGCTGCTGTGAGATCAACCGGGAAGCTCATGATTCACCCCCTTTCGAGCGCTCATACGTCAAATTGAAGCCCCTACCAGCCATGCGAGCATCCCACACGCTATCTGTGCCCCTCAGCCCTGGTCCGAATGCAGGAACGGTAGCGGCTGCACGGGCGCCAGTCAGGGGTTAGAACGGAAGAAACTCTGATGAGGTAACGCACGAAATGGCCCCCGCTGCCCATGGGCAGCGGGGGCCGGATCAGCCTTGAATCAGTCGGGCGTCCTCGTCGGCCGGCTCCGGAACCTCCGTCCCGGCTCGCCGTACCGTCTCCTGCAACACCAGCACATACCGGCGCAGCGCTGCGATCACCCGGTCCTGCATCGACGCGTGCTCGCGCGCCTGTTCCTCGCGGTCCTCGAGCTCCGAGATCCGCGTGTGCTGCTCCACCAGCACAGCAGCCAGGCCCGGGACCGTCGTCAGATCTGCGCCCTCCAACGCTCGGTCCTGAACCCGCTCCTGTACCGGCGGCCCGGGCGGTGCCTTCGGCCTGGAGATCCATGCCACGGCGATCGACACCAGACCACCGATGATCAGAGAGGCCAGCCCCGACAACGTGCCGCTACTCATGGATGCCTGCCCCTCGTTCGGGCGGGTCGACGGCACGCCGCAGGCTGGCCACCTCCCGCCGCAGCTCGCTGTTCTCCCAGATCAGCCCCTTGCACTCCCGTCGCTGGTACACCAGCCGGCGCGTCGACACGGCCACGACGGTTGCCAGGCCCGGTGACACCAGCCAGGTCAGCCCCGATGACAGCCCCTGGGGGAACTGGCCGAGCGCCCGGGCCGAGGTGTAGGCGGCGGCCCACACCACGGGCATCCCGACTGCGGCAGCCCACCCCCACCAGTCCCTGCGTGCGGGGAACACGGCCGCGGCGCAGCACACCACACCGGAGGTGATCCAGATCCACCCCCAGACGGTCATCGACGCGCCGGGGATGGCGGTCAGCGCCGATGCTCCGCGGGCTGTGCCGTAGCGCGGGTCCATCGTGAGGCTGAGGCCCCAGTTGATCCAGCCCGCGCCGCAGATGAGGAGTGCGGCGCCCCGGTAGCCCAGCCGGCGCGACGCGCACCGCGCCAGGCTGACCATCAGGCCGCCCGGTCGAGGGGGCTGCGCTGTTCGACCGGCAGCGGCGGCACGGGGGCGGTGACTTGGTTGTGGATGAGGAGGGCGACGGCGGACTCGACGGCGAGCATCCACAGGGCCTGTGTATGGGCGGCCATGTGCAGGCCGAAGGCGAGGAACAGGCTGAGCACGCCCTGTGCCAAGTTCACGATGGCGGCGGCGACGGCGCCGGTCTTGAGGACGATCGCGTTGACGACGGCGACGATGAGGGAGAGGACGGCCATGATGGCGCCTTGCTCCTCCACGGAGACGCCCGCACCGTAGGCGGCGACGAGCTTCAGCGTCACGGCGATGAGCGCCAGGAAGTAGATGGGTTCTCTTCCGAAGATCCGCATGGTGGTCTCGATTCTGGGGGTGGGGGTGTGGGCTACTTCTTGCGGAGGCCGTGGGCGACCTCGAACGCGTAACGCCAGGTGAGGGGGCCGCACTTGCCGTCGGCCGGGCCGAGCTCCGACAGGTAGTGCCGTTGGAGCGCCGCCACCTTCTGCAGGTCGACGGCGGTCATCGTCCGAGACGGCCCGACCTGGTACTTCGGGCCCCAGTCGCCCTTGTCGAGCCACTTCTGCAACTGGAACGCGTGGTCGTTGTGGGCACCGAGGACGAACTTGTCCCGGCCAGGGAACGCCGGAAGGACCGGGGCCGGCGCGGGCTTCTTGGGCGGCTCGACGACTGGAGGCGGCGCCCAGCGCCAGGACTCGACGGGCTTCCCGCCACGCGGGTCGGCAGGATCCGCGGTGGGCGGACAGACACCGTCCGGGAACGCGGGCGCGAAGTATCCGACCACCTTCGCCGCGCGGCGGGGCGTCGCGTGGCTCCAGACTCCGTTGCCTTGGCCGTGGTCCTCGGCGCCGACCTGGAGGCTGTTGCCGCCCTTGGTGTAGACGGTGTCCTTGTCGAAGCCGACGCAGATCTCGGTGTGCCCGGACTGCGAGAAATTGACCAGGGCGCCGATCGAGGGGTATTCGCTCCAGGCGCCGTGCTTCTTGGCGTAGTCCGTCATGACGGCGACGGATGCCGTCTTCGGCACGATGGCGTCGAGGCCGACGTCGTGGAACATGCACCAGTCGAATTCCATGCACCAGGCGACGCCGTCCCAGCCGTATTCGACGCCGAACGGGGTGTGGTTGTCCCAGCCGTCGCGGGTGTTCCAGGTCTCGTAGATCTTCTCGGGGATGGTCTGGACGTGGTCGACGAGGCGCCGCCAGTCGGGATTCGCTGTCGTCATGAGCCCTCCCGGGCATGCGAAAGCCCCCAGCGTCGTGGGGGCTTGAGGGTGTGGCTGGTCAGCCGACGTTGTTGTCCTTGGCCCACGCCTTCATCGACTGCCACGCCTGAACCAGCCGAGGATCCAGGTCAGGAGTCGGAGAAGGAGTGGGCGTCGGAGGAGGGGTCGGGCTGGGGACGACACCGGGGAACGGCTTTCCGGTCAGGGCCGTGTAGTCGGCGGCGAGCGCGGCCAGGTCGACGCCCTCCTGGAATGCGGGGTGCTCGAGGTGCTCGGGCCAGATGACGACCCATGCCTCTTCCGTTTTCCGCCGCCAGTAGGCGTCGGTGAACGACGTCTCCTCGGCCCAGGTGATGAAGCGCTCGTCGCCTCCCAGCGGCCCCGCCCCGCCGGCGCCGTAGCCGCCGGTGATGACGGAGTGGCCGCCGTCGTCCGGGCTGGAGCGGTGGTAGTCCCACGGGCGGCGGGAGTTGAAGTCGTCCATGTTGGCGTTCTGGACGACGACGCCCGTCCACACGAACCCGAAGATCGAGATCGCGGCCTTGACCTCGTCGGGGCTGGACGGGTCGACCTTGGCGAAGGCCAGGGCCTTCACGCCGTCGGGGCCACCGTGCTTGACGAGGTACTCCAGCAGGGTCTGGATGACCATGCCTTGGTCGTGGTCCGAGCCGGGGCCGTTCGTGTCAGCGGTGCCGTTCGGGTCGAAGCCGGGGTTCTGGGTGCGATAGAGCGCCCACACCTCGTCCTGGGTCGGGTACCGCTCGGCACCGGCGATCGAGGAGACGAGGCGGCGGACGTTGGCCCACGTCACGGCGACGCAGTCCCCCGCGGCGTCGTTGCCGAGCATCTGCCAGGCGGCGAGCCGCGCGAGGTAGTCGGCGGCCGCCGGGTGGGCCGGAACGGTGCCCGTGAGGATCCGGGACAGCGAGAGGGCGCGGGCCTGCTTCGGTGCCCGGCGTCCGTACTTCGGTGCGGTCATCGTGTGCCCTCCCCCGCCGTGTCGGAGGGGGAGGCCTCGGCGAGCAACTGGTCGACGGCGGCGCGGACGATGCAGTCCTTCGCTTCAAGGAGCTTGCGGAGCCCGGCCGTCAGCTCGGGCCCATCGGGCAGCGACGCGCCAACATCGTGCGCGAGGGCGGCGAACGGTGCGCTGAACTGCTGGAGCCTCTCGGGCAGATGGCCGTACTCGAAGTAGCGGAGCAGGTGTGTAGTGGCCGGGTGCCGGCCGTCGGGTTGGTCCACGAGGGCGCCTTTCGCGAGGGCGGGGACTGGAGCCGCACGATGTGCGGACAGATGAGAGGGGGCCGTCAGCCGGAGATCCACCAGACGCCCATGGCGCACGCGACGTCGCTGGCGGCAGACGTGTTCAGTGCGGCGCCGGATGTCTGCAGGCCCATGACCTCGATGTAGTCGCCGACGGCGCAGGCGACTTGGGCGTGGGTGGCCACGCCTGATGAGTGGGAGGCGGTGGCGGCCAGGGTCTTCACGAAGGAGCCGGCGATCGACGTGCCGTTGACGGCGATGCGGGCGGCGCGGTTGCCGGTGGCGTTCGCTGCGAACGCGGCGACGCCCGTGACGGCGTAGGTTCCGGCGACCTGGACCACGTACCGGCTGGTGTTCGTCGAGGTGCTGTGCCCGTTGTCGCTGTCGAACGCTTCGGTGTCCAGCGTGAGCGAGGTCCACGTGTTGTCGGCCAGGGACTGGACGGACGTCTGGTAGCCGCGGAAGCGCGGCACGCCGTTGGTGCCGGTGCCCATCAGGAAGTTCATGGTCGCGGAGACCTGGGCCGTCCACAGGGCGGCGCTGATGAAGTTGCCGGGCACTTCGGTGGCGACGACAGGCACGGTACGGGCCACGCGGGACCTCCAGACGGGAAGAGGGCCCGCGCGGGCCCGGAACGGGTCAGTAGGAGAAGGCGACCGAGTCGAATCGGCCGACGGCGTCCCACGTCGTGGGGTCCGTCGTGCCGGCCGGGAGGACGTCGCAGACGATGTCGCCCGCCGTATGCGCCTTGGTGGTGGCCGCGGTCAAGGTGATCGTGGCCGTGGTCCAGCCGGACGAGGTGGCGCCGACGGCGGAGACGGTGACGGTCTCCTGGTTGGCGGTGTTCTGGCCGAGGACGATCTGGTCGCCGGCCGCGAGCTGGGCGGCGAGCGGGTTCACGTTGTCGGCGCTGGCGTCGATGCTGATGCTGGTGACGCCTGAGGCGATCGTGGTGTGGAGGGTGGTGTGCCAGGCGGTGACGATGCCGTACGGGGTGAGGTCCGCCGGGCTGCATTGCAGGGTGAGCGTTGCGTCGCCGTTGTCGCCGAAGTCCCAGCTGAGGTTTTCGAGGAAGCACTCCACCTGAGTCGCAGGCACGTTGGGGGCCCGGCGCATGACTCGGATTCGCATGCCGAGTTCGAGGGCCAGGCATACGGGCCACATTGCGGGATTTGCGGAGGGGTGCAGTTTGATGGAGGAGACGCGGGTTGCCGGGTTTTTGTACCTGCTGAGGAGGTAGTTCGCGGCGTCCTGGCATTCCAGGCTGGACGAGGAGTTGATGGTGCGGCTCATCGTCCGGGGGAAGAAGTTCGACGCGGAGGTGGCGTCTTGGGCGTAGAAGTTCTGCCCGCCGGATTCCTGTGTGACGGTGACCTGATTGGACAGGTGGGTGGAGTCGTAGTCGAGGGTGATGTCCTCGTAGGGCCACTCCCCCGCGCCCGTGTTTTCCCCGAACGTGTAGACCGGGGTGGTGGCGTTGTAGCGGGCGCTGCGGGCCTTGAATTGGACGCTGCCCGCCTTGTCGACGAAGTGCTCGCCGCCTTCGGTGTCCGCGACCGCCTGGAGGGCGCTGACCGCATCCTGGCCGTCAAGGTTGGCCGGGCCCATGCTGGTGGTCAGGCCGGTCTGAAGCGTGGACGGGCCGGTGTATCCGGCGTAGCGGAGAATTCGAGCGTAGCGGGCGTTGGTGGATTCTCCTGCGCAGGCCGATTTCCAGGCCGTGTAGAGGTTGGTGATCGCTGCTCCGGATGTGAGCATGGCCGGGAATTCAGCGGCAAAGGAAATGTCGCCCTTGAAATTGAAGGCTGTGCCGTTGCCGACGGTGACGTCAACGAATGCGCCGAGATTGTCGCTGACCAGCCCGGTCGGGGTGTTGTTGGTGGGGATGCTGCCGAGGTAGGCGGCGGGCGAACCGTCCTGGCTGGCAAGGATCTGCTGAGTGGCCTGGTTGTAGCCGAAAATCAGCAGATGCCAGTTGCCGTCCACGCAGTTCGTGGCGCCACCGAAATACGTCGATGTTCCGGCGCCGGAGGGGCCCTGCACCCACACCAGAGGCTTTCCGGTGGTGTCCAGAAGAACGTAAATATGGCTGCCGGAAGGGACGCCGCCGGAGCGCTGGTTGTCCATGCAGGTCCACAGATAGGCGCCGGACGTAATCGCCGGACCCGTGTAGCGGAACGCCAGGACGCGCGTCCAGGCGGTCGGGTCCGTCGGTCCGACGATGCCTGCCGAGGTGAGTTTGATGAAGGTCGCGTTCCCGGTGAGCGCGGCCCCCGGGTTGGCGTTGTTGATCGTGGCGACGGTGCCGCCGCCAGAGCCGGTGTACGTGCCGGTCGCGTCGGTGGATGTGATCGCGTTGCCGAATGTCAGGCTGCCTGCGCCGTATTTGCTGATGGCGAGCTGCGCGGGTGGGCAGTTGCCGGTCCAGTCGGCGACGCTCGTGCTGCCGGCCGGGTCGTCGAGGCGGTACACGAACCGCGGGCTGTTGGAGTTGATCTCCTGGGTGAGCGGGTCGGACAGCTGCTTCTGCGACAGCAGGGAGAACGCGTCAACGGCGGTCGGCTGAACCAGGCCGTAGGTACCGGACATGTTCCAGGACGACGGCCAGCGCTCGAGGAACCCGGCGTAGATCGGGAACCAGACGCCGGGGCACGTCCACGGCGTGGCGACCGAGCCCTTCTCCGCCTGCCAGCCGTCGATCTGCATGCTCGCGGTCGCGGCTGCGGTGGAGGCGAGCGCGACTCCCACGTCCATTCCGGCGGCGGTCGCGGGGGCGGTCGCTGTGACGGTGAGGGTGGTCCACCCTGCGGTCGTCGAGCCGGTCAGGGCGGTGGCGCTGCCGTAGTTGAAGCTGCTGGGGGTGGTGGGGACGCTGGTGGCCGTGTACCAGCCGATGAACGCCTGAACGGACAGCGACGTGGCGGCGGTGACGTTCCTGACCCGGATCGTAAGGGTGTACGTCTGCCCGGGAATCGCGGACCAGCGTGGGGTGTGCACCAGGCGCGTTGTGGCGGTGAGTCCAGAGGTGACGGAGTTCTGGATGACGGTTCCGCCCTGCCACGCCGAGCTGGAGGCTACGAAGCTGGCATTTGGGTCGCTGAAGGTCATGTCGCTGCCGGACGTGCCCGCGGGGATGACGCCCAGGCTGTACCCGCCGAGGTCTCCGGCGGTAGCCATCACCTGGTCCAACAAGTTCCGCGTCGGCGGCCACTGGGCACGTCGACGGTAAGGCTGGTACGGAGAAATTCGCCCGAACCACGGTCCGGACGCGTTCAGCGGGTCCAGGGCGGCGTCCGTGTTCGCCAGCGTGAGCCCTGCCTCACCCGAGCGGACCTGGTCGAGTTCGTACTGGCGGCCGCGGCTGACCGTGACACTGTCGCGGGTCCGGTCAGTGATCTCCACGAAGCGGTCGCTCGGCGAATCGCCGCCGTTGCTGTTCCAGTACGGGCCCCAGGCGTCCTCGATCAGGGGCCAGTTGGGGTTGAACTGGCCGCCGAGCCGGGTGTTGATGTTGCTGATCGCGGTGGCGTTGCCGGAGACCTCGGTCACGGAGGCCTGCGACTCGAACTGCACGGTGAGCGCGGCCGCCGACCAGGAGTAGGCCATGCTGGACTGGTTCGTCCAGTTCAGGCCGTCCGGGGACGTGTCGGCGTAGAACGACCCTCCGGACTCGCGGATCCTCCACCAGCGGTGCTGGTGGGGGTCGTAGGTCGGCAGGGTGACCGAGGTGAGCGTGCCGCCGATCTGCATGGTCTGCTTGAAGACGCCGCTCTCGACCCTCATCGTCACGGCGTTGTTGGAGTCCAGGCGCACGCGCATGATGCTCTTGGTGCCGCCGTTGCCGTTCGGGGCGACGCCGATCTGTGCGGACAGGCTGGAGTTGGTGGCGTCGTAGAGGCTGGTGGTGCCGAAGACGTTGATGCCGCCCAACGCTGTGGGGATGGCCAGGGCGACGACATCGTTGACGGTGTCGAGCGTTGCGGATCCGGCGGTGATGTTGTTCCACAGGCCGGTGTTGATCGCGGCCGTGGTGAACGCGTCGGTGAGCAGGCTGAGTTTGGGGTTCGCCACCGGGTGCCGCCTATCTGGCGCCCGGTGGCGCCCTCATCGTGGGGTTGGGGTCAGCGCCTGTACTGGGTGTAGGTGAGCGGGTTACGGGCGCCGCGGCGCAGGAACGCCGCCTCCATGTCCTTGGCCAGCGAGTCGATCGTGCGGATGTTGCCCTCGACGTGGAACGTGAAGTGCTGGTGCACCACCTGGCCGCCCCCGCCTCCTCCCGCCAGCGCCAGTCCGCGCCCCGCGCCCGCCCCTGCGCTCGCCACCGAGTTCGCCAGCTTGTGCACGGCGTTGGTGGCGTGATGGGTGTGGTCCTTGACGCCGGCCGCGAGTCCGCGGGGGATCCACTGGCCGATGGCCGCGAACACCGTCGAGGGGCTCTTGATCCCGAGAGCGTGCTTGATGGCACGCTGCATGGATTTGGCGATCTTCATCATCTGCTTCTCGATCGCCTTCTCCTGCGACTGCAAGCCCTTCACCAGGCCCTGAGCCGACCGGAGCCCGGCCCCGTACATCGAGTCCGCAACAGCCTTGCCCGCGCTGTCAGCGGCACCCTTCGTCGTCTTCTGGAGCGCGTTGATCTGGTCGATCTGCCCCTTCGACGCCCCGGCCAGTGCGGCCGCCGTGGCCCCGCCCTGGTCGACGCCAGCCGCCGCGATCTGCGCGACCAGGTCGCTGCTCAGGCCCTTCTTCTGCAGGGCGCGGAGCTGGTCCGCGAAGTTCACGGCCTTGGACATCTGGTCGCGCATCTTGTTGACGACGTCCTGCGCGGACAGGGCGAACCCCTCCTGCGGCGCCTCCGTCACGATGGAGAAGCCCTGCATGACCCCCTGCGAGACGCTCTTGACCTCGTCGTTCCACTGCTTCTGGACTGCGGTGAGCGCCTTCTGCGCGGCCTTCAGCTTGACGGCGACCTGGTCTCTCCTCGTCGCCAGGCGGCGCAGGAGCGTGTCCTCCTTCTTCGCATACTTCTCGAGGTGCTTGAGCGTCGACTCGTGCGTCATCGCCCAGTGGCGGGTCTTCTTGTTGCCGCGCAGGTCGGAGACCTTGTTGAAGGTCTGGATGAGCAGCGTCTCGATCCGCTTCGTCGCTGCCTTGACCTTGGCCGTGCTCCCGGTCAGACCCTCGATCAGGCCCTCGTTGAGGTAGATCCCGATGTTGCGGAAGACCTTCGAGGGGCTGGCGATGCCGAGGGTCTTCTGGGCCTCGGAGACCATCCCGTTCGCGGTGCCGCGGATGGCCGCGTGCGCGAGGTGGGCATGGTCCGTGACGCCCTTGGCCATGCCCTCGGGGATGGAGCTGCCCACGTGGTCGGCGAACAGCTTGGACGGCGAGTTGATGCCGAGGAACGACTTGGCTTTGTCGAGCGCGCTACTGGCCAGATGCTTCAGCGCGCCGAACAGCGCGCCGGCGGCGTTCGCTACGCCGTGGACCATGCCCATGACGATGCTCTTGCCGATCGACAGGAACTTGCTGCCCCAGTTCTTCGCTGCGCTCCAGGCCTGGTTGAGCTTGTTGCCGATGACGTCCTTGACCTGGCCCATCGTCGAGGAGATGGTGCGCCAGGCCGACTTCACCGGTCCGCTCATGGCCGACGAGATCCGGCCCCAGACGGATGCGGCGGCGCTTCGGATGGCGCCCCAGGCGGAGCTGAGCCAGCCGGAGATGGTGTGCCAGACCGACTGGAGCATGTGCCAGACGCCCATCATCGGCTCGATGATCACCGTGGCGATGACGGCCCAGACGACGGATGCGGCGCCCTTGATCACGTCCCAGCAGCCCTTGAGGAAGCCGAGGATGGCATTCCAGGCGGTCTGGCAGGCGCTCGTGATCTGGGTGTGCCAGTGGTTCCAGATGGCGACCAGGATGGCGATCGGCAAGGCGAAGATGACCAAGAGCAATGGCCACCACTTCTTGAAGAACCCTGCGATCGCGCCCCACACGACGCTGGTGATTGCCGCGATGCGCTGCCAGACGCCGACGATGCCGTGCCACAGCGAGGTGACTCCGCCGACGATGCCGGTCCACACTGCCTGCAGCGCGTGCCAAACCGCGACAGCGGCGGTCCTCACCCCGGCGAACGCCGACTGCACGATCTGCCGGAAGCGTGCGCAGTGGTTGTAGGCGTAGATCAGTCCAGCAGTGAGAGCGACGAGCGCGATCACGACCAAGACGATCGGGTTCGCGTCCATGACGGCGTTCACCAGTGCCTGACCGGCAGCGAAGATCTTCGAGGCTGCGGCAGCGACCTTCTCGGACAGAGCGAAGGCCTTCACGGCCTTCGATGCGGCCATGAGGCCCTTGCCGAGGTCGCCGATGCCTTTGACCGCGCCGATCACCGCTCCGGTCGCGAAGCTGATCACGGCTGCCGTCAGCACTCCGCCGATGACCGCGGCGAGCGCGATTGCGGCCGCCTTGTGCTTCTCGAAGAAGGTGACGACCTTGAGGATGACCGGGATCAGCTTGGTGCCGACGGTGATGGCGGCCGTGGTGACGGCTTCCTTGAGGCGGCCCATCTGGACGTTGAAGGACTGCTGGGTGATCTTCCAGCCCTCAACGTCCTTCGAGGCGTGGTTGAAGGACTCGGAGACCTTGTCCACGCGGTCCTTGAACCCGGCGGAGGACTCGCCTGTGAGCTGCAGCGTCGTGTTGAGACCGATGGCGCCACCCGTCATCTTTTTGATGGCCTCGGTGTACGTCTGGGCTGCCGGGCCGCCCCTCTTGAGTGCGTCGTTGAAGCCGTGCGAGCGCTGGTAGAGGGCGAGGAACTGGGCGCCCATCGCGTTCTGGTCGGCCGGGAGGCTCTTGATCGCCTTCTTGTAGTCGCCGACGGACATGGCGCCCTTGGACAGGCTCGTGGCCATGCCCTGAACGGACTTCGGCATCGAGCCGAGCATGGTCTTGAGGTCGGCCGACGCCTGCTTGGTCTGGTTGAAGGTGGAGAGCAGGAGCGTGCCGGACTTGCCCATCTTGCTGAGCACCGTCTGGGACAGCAGGTCCAGCGTCCCCGTGAGGCCGCGCTTGCCCAGCTTCGTGGACACGTCCGTGGAGGACAGGCCGAGGCGCTGCATCTCCTGCACGGCGACTGCGTTCGGCGCCGCCAACTGGCGGATCGTGGAGGAGAGTTCCTGCGTCGCCTCGCGCGCGGAGGTGCCGTGCTGAGTCAGGGTGGCGATCGCGCCGCCGACCTCACCGAACGAGATCTTGTTGGCGGAGGCGATCGGGATGACCGTGGACAGGCTGCCCGAGAACTCCTCCATGGTCATCTTGCCCTCACCGGCGGCCGTCTTGAGGGCATTCATCACCCTCGTGCTGTCGCTCGCCTTGAGGTGATAGCTCGCCATGACGCTCGTCATGGCGTTGGTGACGTCCTTGAGGCTCGCGCCCTCCTCGCGTGCACCTTGCGACGCGGCCTTCAAGACCTTCAGGCCGTCCCCGGCTCGGTAGCCGGCCTTCTCGACCTGATACATGCCGTCGGACAGTTCGTCGGTCGACGTGCCCGTCTCCCGGGCGAGGGACAGGACGCCGTCGGAGACCTTCTTGAGGTTCTTCGTCGACTCGCCGCAGGCGGTGACCAGCAGGTTCATTTTCTGCTGGAAGTCGCCGGCGGCCTTCACGCCGTAGGCGACGAAGCCGACGCCGACCAGGGTGGTGGCGGCGCCGAGCTTCTTGAGCATCGCCGAGGCGCCGCCCATGCGGCTTGTGAAGGATTCGCCTTCCTCCGAGGCCCGGCGCATGCCGCGGGTGAAGGGTGCGGTCTCGGCGCGCAGGGTGACCCACAGGTCGGCGACCTCTGCCATGCCCCACCTCCATTGCGTTGATCAGGCGGGGTGTTGGCTGGTCAGATGACGTGCTTCCAGCCGGTTCCGTAGGCGGCGCGGTAGATCTGCGGGGCCACGGTGTGGATGACGAAGCGGTAGGCGGGCGCTAGGAAGGGGTAGGTGGCCCCGTTTTTGAGGCCGGTTTCCAGGTAGAGCCCGTACTTGTTGGCGGGGGTCTTGCCATAGGGCGGGGTGAAGCCGACCCCGGTGCCGACGCGGGTGGTCCAGCCGGTGCCGGTCTGGATGATCGGGCTGTGGGTGATGGAGCGCCGCAGGGTGCCTGAGATCACGGCGGGGCCGGTGCCTGGGCGGGCCGGTGTCGGTGTTCGCGGCCGGTGGGCGCCGACGGAGGCGTTGATCTTCGCCTGCCGTTCGATCGCGAGGGCGACCGGTTCGAGGGCGATGCGGCCCCGGACGCGGCCGTGCTCGTCGAGGCGCGCGAAGACCGCGGTGAAGCTCCCGGGACGCAGCTCTGGCATGGCGTCACCCCCGGGCCTGGCGTTCCGCCTTGAATCGCTCGCGTTCGGCCTCTTGCTCCTCGTGGGTGGCGATCATGCCGAGGAAGTCGAGGGTGTAGCGCCGCACGTAGGCGGGTGTTTGCTGGAGCTGCTCCCACGACCAGTGCATACGGCGCATGAGGACGAAGTCGGCCCACTCTGCCGGACTACTGTCGCTGCCCCACGTGCCCTCGATGATGGACTCGACCGGGAGGAGGACTTCCTCGTAGTACGGGGAGCCCGGGCCTACCGAGGGTCCGCAACGCGGCCGACCTCCTCACCGATGCGGTTGATGATGGCCAGCGGGAGACGGCCGACGTTGTCCGCTGTGACCTTGCCGAGGCGCTGCTGTTCTCCGGCGCCGAGGGTCTCGAACAGCTCGGCCGGATCGGCCTCGGGATCGACCTCGACGGGCACTTCCGAGTTGAACGCTTCGTACACCTTCCAGGCGACGATCAGCCGGGCCATCACCCGGTACATCGCCATCTGAGCTTCCTGCGGATCCTTGGGCTGCCCGTCCTCGTCCGTGGGCACATCCTCCGGCTGGATCTCGGACGGCGGCAGTAGCTGCGGGTTCTTCATCAGCACGCTGACGTCTTCCCCGAGTTCCGGGAAGGTGAGCAGGACGTACGGATTGGTGTAACCGGACACGAGGGTTCTCCTTGCGCGATAAGGGCGTTGAGGGCGTGAGACCCCGGCCGCGCGCGTGACGCCCTCACGCACGGGCACGGCCGGGGAGATGAGTCGTCAGTACGCGGTGCTGACGAAGTTCTTCAGGACGGCCTGGACGCTGCCGCTGTCGGTGGCGTTGTAGATGCCGGAGATGCTGAAGTCGGCGGTGACGTAGGTGCCGCCGACCTCGGGCTTGCCCTTGGACCAGCCGCCCTGGGTCGTGGTGATGGAGAGCGCGGATCCGGCCGCGTCGACGCCGGCGCCGACGGGCTGCACGAGGGACATCGACGTCGGGTTGTTCTGCAGGGCCTGCAGGTACAGGTTGTAGTCGGTGTCGTTCTCGTAGATCGCCTTGTAGGTGATGTCCGCGTCGAGGACGCCGGAGAACACCTCGCGCGGCTGCTGGGTCCCGTTCGACGCGTGGATCGCCTCGACCGGCCGCTTCAGCGTGATGTCGTAGGACAGGCCACGGGTCGACGAGGCGCCAGCGTTGGTCATGGCGAACTGCCATCCCAGCAGCGGCGCCGGCTGCGCGAACGCCGGGGTGAACGGGCCCGCCTGGATGGCGGGGATCCAGCCGATGTACTTGGCGCCGCAGGTGACGATGCCCTTCGGGTCGACCTTGAGCTGTACGTCGGACAGCATCTGCCCGGGGTAGCCCCACGCCTCGAGCACGTTCGACTGGGTCAGCGAGTACGTCGGCTTCGCTGCGGTCGCGCTCTGCTTGAAGGTGTGCGTGGTCTGCGACACGACGGCGACAGCGGAGTTGTGGGCGTAGGTGAGGCCGGTCGCGGGGGCGCTGATCGGGATCGTGTACGGGCCCGAACCGGTGGGGGTGCCCGTGGTCGCGAACTCGACCTTGGACCCGGTATCGATCATGATCGTGGAGCCTGCGGGGATCGTGGCCGCCACGCTGATCGACGTCGCGCCCGCCGTGGTCGACGAAGAGAGCGTGGTCGACACACCTGCGGAGACGGTGTCCGGGCCGATGATCCGCAGTGCGTAGCCCAGCGCGTCCGGGTAGCCGTTGAACTCCAGGTCCACCGAGCTGTCGCCAGCGCCCTGGTAGAGGCCCTGGAGGTTCGAGTCGTTGTTGCGGTAGGACTCGTCGCGCAGCTGGTCGTAGGAGACCTCGAAGTCCATCTTCGTGCAGGCCAGGTAGTACGAGGGCGTCACCCAGGTGCCCTGGGTGACCTCCTTGGCGAGGCCCACGTATCCGAGCCGGGACAGCAGCGTCACCGCGGGTCACCTCCGTCCTTCGTGTCGGTGTCCGCCGCGGCGGCGCGCTTCCTGGGGGGCTTGGCCGCGGCGTCGTCGGCGGCCGGCTCGGGCTCGTCACCGACGGCGGTCCAGCCGTCGAGGAGTGCGGGGAACTCGGCGACGTCGCCCGGCAGTACGGCGTAGGCCGGGTGGGCCTCGGTCTCGGCGACGCTGTAGGGGTAGGGGGTGGTGTTGCGCTGCCGGACGGGCGGCGGTGCGGTGGATTCCTGGGGCACGGTGAACTCCTGCGGCGGGGCGGGGAATGAGAAAGGCCCCGCTGCCGGGGCCGGAGAAGGGGAAGCGCAAGGGCGGCGGGTCAGGAGGTGTAGTCCTTGTCGTCCGCGCGGTAGGTGATGGTCGCCGTGAGTTCGGAGCGGGCCTGCATGGACTGTTCCGGGTCGGCGAACTGCACGTCGATCGAGCTGGGGTCTTCGGCGACGCTGAGGAATCTCGCGCCGTGGGTCTTGTCGCCGAAGAGACCGGAGATGCGCTGCACGACCAGGGCGACTGCGTCGTCGAAGTCCTGCTGCACGGACTCGGCTTGGCCCGACGAGGAGGACTGCGGCCAGTACAGGCGGAGCAGGAACATGTGGTGGTCGATCTTGCGGTTGAAGCCGAAGGACTCCACCCGCAGGTTGGGCCGCGTGACGTACAGCCGCGACTGCCGCTGCGCGCCGGTCCTCGGCACGTATGCCTGCACCACGTCGAACGGGCCGCCGTTGGTCTTGAGCAGGCCGGGCAGTCCGTCGTTCACGTCGTAGGCCTGCAGCCAGGCCGTCTCGCGAGACACTGCGTCCGCTGAGCTCACCGCGACCTCCCGTCAGCTCGGCTGGTAGCGGCAGAGGATCTTCTCGGCCTGGGCGGACAGGGCTCCCGGGTCGTGGCCGAACTGGTTGCCGCCGGGGTCGATTTCAGCGAGCACGAGGACTGCTGCCTGCAGCTTGCAGGCACGGCCCAGGTCAGCCGGTGTGGTGGTGTAGCCGCCGTCGTAGGTCAGGCGGATCAAGGAGCCGAGCGGCAGGAACGTACCGAGCGTGAACCAGATGTGCCCGCTGTCGGGCTCGGCGCCGAGGATGCTCGCCGGGGCCAGGTCCGATGTCCCGCCGTAGGAGCGGAGGATCGTCACCTGGAGGTTGGCGTACGTCCACATCTCCGGGTAGCGAGGGGCGAATTCGTTGAGCCAGCAGTGCCGCACCTGGTCCCCGGGGCCGAGGGCATCCGAGTAGGAACGGCCCAGTGTGCCCTGGAGGTCGAGCGGCATGCTCGCGGCGTCGGTGTACTCGTCCGGGTCGATGCCCGTCGCCCGGTGCGTCTCCGGGACGCCGGTGAACGGCGCCAGGCGGCGGCCGGCGATGCCCTCGCAGACGCGGGTGGATTCGACCATGAGCTGGTCGAGTTCCGGGGCGGCGTAGTCGCGCACGAGGTCCGCGAACTGCCCGCCCTGCATGTCCGCACTGGTGGCGAGCGGGATGGGTGAGTCCGCGGCCACGGGCTACTCCTGGACCGACGCGGCGGGCTTGCGGGCTGCGGCCTTCTTCGCCGGCGGCTTGGAGACGGGCTCGTCGGCGGGCGCGTTCGGGTCGACCTCGGAGAGCTCCTTCTTGGGGTCCGGGTCGTCCTCGGGCACCTGCGGCGGGTCGTCGTCCTCGCTGTCGGCCGGGGTGACCTCGCTGAAGCCGCCGTCGGGGATCGCCATCAGGGAGGCGATCTGCTCGGGGTCGTCGATCTCGATGACGGCGCCGTCCTCAGGCCAGGCGTGGCCGTACGAGTCGGAGCCGGCCGCGGCCTTTCGAATGAGAGCCATGCTCTGCACTCCTCACGGTAGGGGTGCGGGCGCGCCACCCGGACGGGGTGGCGCGCCGCACAGGGGTCAGCTGGACAGGGTGGTGGTGACGCGGGCCGCGCGGCCCAGGAACTTCGGGGCCCGGACGGCGAGGCAGGTGTCCGAGGCGATCGCGAACGGCAGCTGGTCGGGGCCCGACGTGGTCGGGTAGACGTCCAGCGGGGACAGCTCGCGCACGTAGGGGCGGGTGACGAAGTTCTTGTCGCGGGCCATCAGGTAGATGGACTCCTGGCCCGTGGCGGACGGCTTCGCCGACGAGTTGGTACCGACGTAGGCGGCCGGACCCTGGGCGGGGACGGTGGAGCCGTTCTTCGGGGTGAGCTTGGTGCCGTCGTCGACGATGCTCGTGGTGAGCACCGGGGTGACGCCGTCGGCGGCGAGGCCGACGCAGGCGTCGACGTAGCCGAGGAGGGTCTCCGCACCCGTGCTGGTGCTGCGGTAGACCTTGTAGAGGTTGGGCTGGGAGCCGTCGAGGCCGGTCGGCGTCGAGAACGACAGCGTGACCGTGCTGGTGCTGCCGGTGGTGGCCTGGGAGACCTCGGTGGAGGGGAGGATCTCGCCCTGGCGGGCGATGACCGGGACGATCTGGTAGTAGTACGTGGCCGCGGCGAGGGTGCCGCCGGTGGTGGCGGTTCCCGTGGTGACGGTGCCCATGCCGTAGGACCGGGCGGACAGGAACGACGTCTTGATGATCGGGATGTCCCGGTAGGACGGCACGTTCAGGCCGGCCGCGACCTGGATCTGTCCCTGGAAGCGCTGCTGAGCCTGAAGCAGCTGGGACACCTTGGAGGCTGCGGTGGAGCTCATGACGAGCATCCACTGGGAGTCGTAGACGCCCATCGCGGACTGCTGCTCGACCATGTCGATGAGGCGGTCCAGGGTGCCCAGCGACATCGCGGCGTTGATGTCGATCGCGTTCTGGCTGTTGCCGGAGAACGTGGACGCGAGGGTGTCGAGGCCGTCGAACTGCGGGTAGGCGCCGAGCGAGGTGGATCCCTGGTTGCCCCAGAGGATGGCGGTCTCGATGTCCCAGTACAGGCCCTGGATGGCGCCTTCGACTTCCTGCTGCTTCAGGTCGCCGATGAGGCCCTTGGTGACGGCCTGGGCGTAGCCGGTGACGGCGCCCACGGCCTGCATGTTGCGGATGGTGTACGAGTTCTGCACGTACGTGGAGTTGGAGACCGGGCGGGCGCCGCCGTCCGTGACGAACCCGCCGGCCGCGCGGGCGGTCCGCTGGTTGAAGTAGTAGACCGTCGAGTCCCACTTGGTGGTCGGGATCGACCGGACCAGCGGGGAGTAGCGCCGCTGGTACTCCAGCAGCATCGGGTCGACGATCGTGGGGACAAGCGGGGATGCGCCGGAGGCGGTCAGCGCCTCGCGGAGTTCGTTTGTGCTCATGCTGATGCCTCTTTGGGCTGGTGGGGACATGGCGAAGCCCCGCGCACGAAGGGGGTGCGGCGGGGCTGGGCGACCATCACTGCCGTGTCGGCACCAGCAGACTGCTGGCGGTCAGGGTGGTTCAGGGGACGCCTGGGGCGTCGGAGGTCAGCGGCCCTGGAAGATCGCGCCGGTGGTCACGGGGGCGATGTGCTTGCTCCACTCCTCCGGCGTGTACTCGTGGAGCGGCTTGTCGGGCGCGCCCTCGGGCAGGGTCTGCGCGTCGGCCGCGCCCCCGGCGGTCTCGGAGACCTGCGGGACGAGGCCCTTGCGGGCCGGGCCGCCGGTGGTGGCGACGTGCTCCTGGATCGCCTTAGGCAGCGCTGCGGCGACGCCCTCTGCGACCAGGCGAGCGATGCGCTGGTCCTCGGTCTCAGTGACCTCGGTGGCCGCGACCTGAGTCTCGGCGACCTGCTCGGCCGGCGCGGACTCTGTCGCAGCCGCGGGCGCCACCGGAGGCGGTGCGATGCGGTCGAGGAGCTGCGCGAACTGCGCGTCGGACAGGTGGACCCCACCAGCGGCGGGGACGGCAGCGGTCTCGGCCGCCTGGGTGGTGGACTCCGCCATGGCGGGCCCCTCCTCTTCTTCTCGGGTGGGGTTGTCGGCGGCCGGTGTCTCCGGCGCCGAGGTCTGTGTGGGGGCGGACTCCGTCGCGTCGCCGTCGTCTTCGCCCATGCAGTGCTGGCAGTCACCGGCGGCGCACTTGCACGGGCAGCCGCCGGGGGTGTCCGGGACCGCGCATCCGCAGCCGCACGGGCACACCGCGCCGGCCGCGCTCGCCGCCGGGGTGTCGTCGCCGGGCTGCCCGGGGACGTCCACGTCGGCGTCGAGGTCAGGGTCGATGGCGATGATGGCCTGCACGGCGCCCGCCATGGCTGCACGGCCGACGGCGTCCAGATCGTGGGGGTCGAGCGAGTACGAGGAGACGGTGACCGTCGTCGGCCCGTTGGTGAGGCTGACGTACAGGTTGCCGGCGTCCTTGGAGTCCATGCCCCAGCACTCGGCGAGCGTCTCGCTCACCGCGGAGGCGGGCTCGATCAGCCAGCCCTCCTGCGTGGCGACCGTGACGCCGAAGGCCTTGAGTGCCTTGGTGATGCGCTGCTTGATGCGCTTGAGCTGGGCGGACGAGTAGAGGCGGGCGTTGTCCGCCTGGCCGATGTACGACCAAGCGGCCTTGGCCTTTGCCTTGGTCGAGAGGTCGTACCGCTTCTTCTTGTCCGACTGGTAGCCGGGATCGGCGTACGGCCCGTCGCCGGACGGCGGCGCGTCGCCCGTCCCAGCGTCGGCCTCGTCGATGGTGGTCTGCACCAGCGCCTCCTGTACTGACTCGGTGATGAGCACCCGTCCCTCGGGCGCGTTCTCCGCCGGGGCGCTGGTGCCCTCGCGGGTGAAGCCTTCGACCCGCGCGCCGATCACGCCGGGCTTCCGAGTGAAGTCGAGACCGTCGATCTCCAGGTCGTCGGCCGTCTCCACCTGCACCCCGTCCGGGCCCGGTTGCCGCCGTACCTTGCCGACCCAGGCGCCGCGGATCGAAACACCGTCGAGGTAGGGCGGCCCGTCGGTGTCGTCCACGAGGTTGGCGATCGTGCGCGCCTCTTCGGTGTCGGCGAGGTCGGCCGTGTAGCGGGCGCGCCCGTCGTCGAGCTGCACGAGCGAGGTCAGCCGGCCGACGATCTGGGTGGAGTCGTCGTCGGCCGCGTGGTGGGTGAGCATCGTCAGCGGTGCGCCGCTCTCGTCGATGCGCGCAGTGGCCCGGGTGCAGGCCCGGCCGATGCTCTCGGCGGAGTAGAGGCGCCCGTTGCGGGAGACGCCGGGGACGAGGGCGATGCCGGAGATCGTGCCGATGCGAGCAGCCATGGTCACCTCCCGATCAGCGAGATCGCGGCCTGCGGGAAGACCGGGTTGGTGCCGCCGACCGTCCACACGACGCGGCAGATGTTCGGCAGCACCATCGAGCCGAGGCCGCCGATGTGCAGGCCGCAGGACGTGTTGGTGAAGTTCGGGCTGCTCGTGAGCTGCACGGTCTTGGCGACCTGGGCGAACCAGTTCCCGGCTGGGTCCTGGACGTCGATCTGAACGTCGAGGGTGGGGGTGGTGCCCGTCGAGGTCCCTGCGACGTAGACGGCGAGCCACAGGTCCGCGACGTCGGTGATGTTGATGGAGCCGCTGTTCGCCGATCCGGCGCCGCTCAGCGTGGTACTCACGCCGTTGCCCGCGAGGGTCCACAGCGTGCGGGCGGAAGGGTAGTGCGCGCCGCTCACGGCAGCCTCCTCATGCGAACCAGCTCGCGAAATTCGACAGGGACATGGCCGCGGCGTAGCAGCAGCGGCAGACGGGATGGGTGGGCAGTCGGGGCACGTCGAGCGTCGGCCAGGGGCTTCCGGCCTCGTAGTCGATGCAGCTCTCGCAGACGCGGCCGTCGCCTGCGGTGATGACGTCGATCTGCTGAACGCCCTCGGAGCGGTAGAGGCGCAGCGCGCCGTCGTCGGCGGCGGCGGTCATCGCCCAGTCGACGACGAAGGCGACCGCGTCGACGTCCTCGGAGGCGAGGATGTCCATGGCGGCGTCGATCATCTCGTCGCGGGAGGCTCCGTCCTCTGCCGCCTGGGAGAGGGCCTTGCCGAGGTCGTCGGCCGCGCGGTCGACTGTCCGGCCGAGCCAGCCGTCCGCGTTGCCCCACAGTTCGTCGAGGCGGGCGAGGGATTCGTAGGCGTCGCTGAAGGCGAGGTTCCAGTCCAGGCCGAGGAGGGCTGCACGTTCGGCGGCGATGGCCACCGCGTTGACCATGCCCTCGGCGTTCCCGGCGGCGATGGCGTCGCGGATCGTCTGGCGCACCTTGGTCCAGCCGGTGAGGTCGGCGAGCGCGCCAAGCATGCTGCGGGCGGCGGCGAGCGCGTCGCTGAGGAAGTCCCGGACGCCTTCGGTGAGGTTGGCCTGGCTGCGGAACCGGTCGACCATGACCGTCACGGCGTCGCGGTTGATGAGGTCCCGCCAGGCGTCGGTGACGAGCCTGGTGTGCTCGGCCTGTTTCTCCTCGCGGCGGCCGAACAGCTTGGCCCACATGCCTTCCAGGCGGCCGAGGTCGATGGTGACTTCGAGGATGTGCGGGTCGTTCGCGCGCTCGATCGCGGTCTGGACGGCGGCGGTGCTGGCTGCCTTCACCCGCTCGGTCATCGGGCCGCCGGACAGTGCCCAGCCGGCGGCGAAGGCTTCGCGCGCGGGCCCGGTGATCGGATGCTCCAGCGTGTGGTCTGTGCGGTCGGTGCCGTGGACGGCGGCAATGGCCGTGAACTCGACCTGCTGCGCGCCGAGTCGGTCGAGGGGGGCCTCGTCGTCGGGGTCGAGATAGGTGATCGTGAGGTGGGCTGTGAACCCGTGGTCGCGCGGTGGTTGGATTCCGCGTTCCTGGAGGGCGTCGAGAGTGTCTCGGCGGAGGTCTTCGAGGTCAGGCGAGTCGACGAGGGCGACGATGACGTCCTTGTCGCCGCCCGTGAACCGGGCGTGTCCGGCGAGCTGGGCTGTGAACGGCTGGCGCTCGGCGAGAGCTGCGACGATCTCGCGGAGCGCGTCACCGTCGACGTCGGCGGCGTCACCGAGGTAGGCGACAGTGACGTGCATTTCCTCTGCCGGGAGACCGTCGTCGACTGCGAGCGCCTGCGCGAGTTCGGGTGGGGGGTAGAGGGCGATCATGCAGCCGTCGGAGTAGTCCGGAGACGCCACGGTCACCCCCTGCGGGTCAGCCGTCCGTGGTGCTGACGGGTCTGAGCTGGACCAGCTTGGCTTGGGAGAGGATGAAGAGCGGGACGTCACCGAAGAACTTGGCCCAGGCGTCCTTCAGGCGCTGCGCCTCGGCCGCAGTAATGCCCTGGTCGGACTGGACGACGAAGGCGTCGCCCGGCTGGATCTCGATCTTCTTCAGATCCTGGATGTCGATCATCCGACCCTCTTCTTGATCAGCGCGGTCACGTCCTTCGCCCGGAGCGGATGCCCGGGCGGATCCGGGGGCTGGACGGGCTGCGGCGGCGGGTCAGGCGGCTGCTCGCTCATCGATCCCTCCAGGGAGCGCGGCCAGCGCCTCGCGGAGCCGACGCCGGTACACGTCCCGGGCCGATTCCTCGGGCAGGTCGTCGTCCGGGGCGCTGTCGTCGTCCGATTCCGGCGGCGCGCCGCCCGCGAACGGCACCAACTGCGGCGGCGTGGGGGCCGGTTCCGGCTTCTCCACGCCGATCGGCTCGCCCTGGACCGGCTCGGCCGGATCCAGTGCGGTGCCCTTCAGCTTGGAGGCGATCGACGCCTTGGACGCCGCGTCCATGTCGGCCCAGCTGACGAGGTTCTCGTGGTCAATGAGGATCGGCTGGTCGCCGCCGTCCACGGCGGGTTCGCCGATGTCGGCCCTGTACCGGTTGAGGGTCCAGGCTCCGTTGCGGAGTCGCTGGTCGCGGATTTCCTCGACGGTCTTGCTGTCCCGCATGTCGATGTCGCGGAATTTCAGGCGCCAGCCGGTCACTCCGAATCCGGCCTTGGCCAGGGCGAAGTTGAGGGCTTCGAGGACGAGTTCGGCGATGGGCTGACAAGTGTTGATCATGAAGGTGCGGTCCTGGGACTCCCCCGTACCGCCACCCAGGTTCCCGGACTCGATGATCCCGACCTTCGCCGGAGGCACACCGTACGAGGCGATGATCTCGTCCCGCTTCTGCTCCAGGTACTTGAGGTAGTCCATCGTCCGGGACTGCGCCAGTTCTTCGACCTTGGCGCCGCCCTTGGTGTTGATCGGGTTGCCGATGTTCCTCGGGCCGACGTTCCGTGCCTGGTACTGGGCGTTCCACCGGTTGATCTCCGCCGCCGACGTGCTCGACGCGTGGTCGATCCACAGCTGTGGAGGAGCGCCCTTCCGGAAGATCTCCTTCGTCGTCGCCGCAGCGAACAGCCACCCCGTGATCGGCAGCAACGCGGCCTGCGTCGGCGACACACCGAACACCGAACTGCGAGGCGAGTCCAGCGAGATGTGGATGACCTCGCGCGGCTCGAACGTGGCGCGCTGCCCCATCTCCGTCACCTGCACGTACGAGGTGACGTTGCCGTGCTCGTCGGCGATCGGCATCATGCTCGGGCAGTCCAGCGAGTACAGCGCGACCGGCTGGGAGCCGATCCACACGACCTCGATGTACGCGTCGCCGAACACCAGCAGGTCGACGACCACCGAGCGGAGGATCTGCCGGATGTTCTCCCGCGGGTTGCAGTACGCCAGCATGCCTTCGAGGAGCTTCACCTCGGCCGGCTTGTCCGGCGTCTCCTGGTCGCCCTCGCCGTCGTCGTTGTCCCAGTCCGTGACCAGGCCGCCCGCTGTGATCGTGCGGGCGATCGCGTTCACGGACGCCCAGGCCCACGGGCAGGCCAAGTACGCCTGGTAGAGCTGGTCGAGCGTCGACCGGCGGTCCGTCTGCGTGCCCGCGCCGAGGCCCTGGTTGCTCTCGGTCAGGCCGCCCGGGCCGATCCCGAACTCGTAGCCGGTGCGCTCCGGCAGCTTGCCCTGCGCGGGCGCCCGCTCCAGCACTTCCGGTTCGGCGCGCAGGCCCTGCCACCAACTCTTCAGCCCCACGGGGATTCCACCGTCCTCCCCGCACGCGGCGTGTCGTCATCGTCAGCCCACCAGGCGTCATCCGGCGCAGCCCCGGAGTCCGGGCGCACGGCCATCGTCATTCCCAGCGGCTGCAAGGCGTCGGCGATCGGCTCGGTCGGCGCCTCGTCGAGGATCACCATTTCCGGGCCCGCGCCGAGGTTCGTCAGCAGGTAGCGGAGGCCGTCCGAGGCGTGGTCGTCGGCCGTCGTGTCGGCGTCTTCCGGGTTGCCCTTGGTGGCATGTGGCAGGTCGGTGAGCTCGCGGTAGAGCTCGGTGACCGTGTTGAAGAGGTGGATCATCGGGCAGGTGGTCCAGCCCTGCGCCCGGTGGTGCGGGCACGCCGGGCCTTCTTTGAGGTAGGAGCGGACGCGTTGCCAGCCCGTCACACGGCTGCCGTCGCCCTTCCCTGCCTGGGTGAGGTGGACGCCGTTCTCTGCGTAGACGTCGGAGATTGCTTTCGCGTCGCCGCGGGTGGCCCACATCGCGTCGTCGGCGAACCGGACAGCGACGTGCTCGTCGGCCGTCTCGGCGGCGAGGATCTGCTTGGCCTGATCAGCTTCGCCAACACCGCGCTGGTAGATCTCGCGGTAGACCCAGACGCGGCCGTCTTCGTCGACTGCCGCCCAGAGCACGGCCCATGGGGCGCTGAAGCCCCAGTCGACGCCGTTGTACCGCTTCCACGAGGCGGGCAGGGTGATCGGTTGGACGACGTGCCGGTCGCGCTTGAGCTCGGGGAACATCTGGCCGGCGAACACGTCCCAGTCACCGTCCAGAAAGGCGCTGCGGAGCTTGCCGTCGAGGGCCTGGAGGTCGCCGGCGTACTCGGGGTTGACGTGCGGGTTGTCCGACAGCTTCGAGGGGATGAAGCGGACGGTGCGGTTGCGGGCGTCGGTGATGACCTTCTTGCCGTAGTTCGTCGGCTTGATGTAGCGGGTTTTTACCGCTCCGTGTCCGGCCCCGCCAGGGTTCGTGCCCGAGCGGATGCCGAGGACGGGGATGTCGCGGCGGCCGGACCGCAGCCGGGTCTCCAGGAAGCTGACGACGTCGGGCGGTGTCAGGGTGCGCTCGTCGAACAGCAGCTTCTGGTACTGCCCGCCCTGGCGCCTGGTGGCGTCCTGAACGCTCTCGGCGTACCGGAACATGATCAAGCTGCCGTTAGCGAACTTCAGCTCGAACTCCGTACCGTTCCAGCGCGCCCCCAACGCCTGCGCGAACTCGACCTGCGCCAGCTCGGCGATCAGCGACTCTTTCAGCTCGCCGTACGTCCGCCGGAACGCGCCGACACGGAGTCCCGGGTACTGATCGCAGTCCCGGATCGCGTCCATGAGGAGCGCCCGCGTCTTCCCGCCCCCGGCCGCGCCGCCGTACAGGACGTCGAACTCGGTCGCGGCATGGAATTCGCGCTGCTTCGGAGTCGGCACGTAGCCAAGGAGCCCGAACACGTCGCGGCCCTCGAACGCCTTCGCCGCAAACTCGGACCAGTCCATGGTGGCGGTCATCGGCCGCCTCCCCGGTCAGGATCCCAGCGCGCGCAGATGGCGCGGCACGATCTCCGGTACTCGCTGCCGCTGCTCCGCCGTCAGGTCGAGGTCGGCCAGGATCAGCCTGATCACCTGTGCCACGAGGGCGCCCTGCTCCTCCGCCAGCCGGACCCGCCGCTCCTCGATGCCCGCGCGGATAGCCGCCTCGCACACCTTCACCAGGTGCGTGCGCTCCTGCTGGTACAGCTTCAACCAGACGTTCGGGGAGGCCTCGGAGGTGACCCCATGGTCTTCGCCGCCGGTCTTCTCGCGGGTGACGCCCCATACCAACGGATGCGCGCCGTCCGTCCCGTCCGCGACCGCGCCCTCTTCGATCTCCTGGACGCGTTCCCGCAGCCAGGCGACGTGTCCGGCCGTCCACTGCACCTCGTCGAGGAGCGCCTCCGTGGCGGTGGTCTCGATCTTCCGGCCGTAGGTTGCCACGAGCTTCCGCGCCCTCTCTTCGGACAGCCGCTCCTTGGCCGCTCTGATGCTCTGCGGCGCGGACCCGCCGTGGTGGTGGCAGATGTTCTGGCCGAGCATGGCTGGGGCACCGCACTGCTCCCCGTTGCTCTTCTTGCTGCGGCTCCAGCAGCGGCGGTTGCCGTCCGCCCGGAACTCCTCGAACCCTTCGGGCAGCTCACGTCCATGCCCCTGCTTCGGCATCAGTTGCCGCCCGTCACCCAGTGGTCCGGCAGCAGGGGCGCCTCTTCCAGGGGCGCGGTCGGGGCGGGTTCGGGCTTGCAGCCGCACCCCGGGAGATCGCCTTCGGCCGGGGCCGTGCACGTGCTGGCGTGCACGCGTGCCGCGAGGTCCAGAGTGACGGCATGCGCGGCGCACCCGTACACGGCGCGCGTCATGCCGTCCGCCGACGGCAGCGGCCCGAACACAGGCTCCGGGAGTTGCGGATCGGAGAGGAGGACGACCTGGTCGCGGCGCTCCTGCTCCGCACGGACGGTCTCGGCGACCTCGGCGTCGGTCGGCCGGCGCTGCCACTGCACGACCGCCGCGTCCCCGCAGGCCGTGCACACCGGGCCCTCAGGTGCGGCGGCCGCTGGCGGGGTGGCGAGTTGGGGGGCTGGGGATTGGGTGAGGGCGTCCACGCCAGGCCTCCTAGGTGATCGCGAGCTGTCCGACGGGCAGAACGGGCGTCTCGGGGTTGTCGTGGATCTTGATCCAGTAGGTGTAGCGGCCTGCTGGCAGCTCGACCGTTCCGCTGGGGCCGACGAGGATCTGCGCGCAGTAGGCGCTCGTCCCGGGGTTGGGCTGGCTGGTGTCCCAACTGCCCGTGTACCACTGGGTGGGTTGGGCGCTGCCGCTGGTGAACGCGAACTCAACCGCGTCCACCGTCGGGTTGTAGGGGGCTCCTGCCACGGTGGCGGTCACCTGTGCCTGCACGTACTCCAGGGACTGAACAGAGATCGTTTGCACCCGTGCCCCTCCCCTAGAACCACGTTCGCCAGCGGCCGCCACTCAGCCATGCCCGCCAGCGCGCGGCCGGCTCCCGGATCGACCAGCGCGGGCCCGCCTGTTCGGCGGTCCAACGGGCCCGGAGGTCTTGGACTGACCAGCGGGCGAGCCCGGCGGTGACCGTGATGGTGAGGTCCCGGAGCGCGCGGACGGTCTGGACGACGGTCTCCACCGCGGTGACGGCGGTAGCGGCCAGGACCGCTGCATAGCCGCGGGCCACGCTCGCCGAGGTTGCCGTGGTCGCCGATGTGGCCACGGTGCGGCCCGTGGCGCGCCGCAGCACGCTCGCGGTGAGGACGTCTGCCCGGGCGGTGAGCGTGGCGGCCCGGGTGAGGCCAGCCGTCGAGTTCGCGGCTGTCGCGCGGGTGAGGGCAGCGCGCCGGAGCATGGACACCGCGCCGGTCGCGGACGTCTCCAGGATGAGGATGAGCGTGGACCGCATCAGCTCGATGCCGGTGACGGCGACCGCTCCGGCCGCAAGCGGCCGACCCACGCTGCGGGCCACGGCGCGCGAGCTGCCTGCGACCGTGTTCATGGCCTGCGCGAGGGCCCGGCCGAGTGCTCCGGACACCGTCGCAGTGGCCGAGACGACCAGGCCGGCACGCCGAGTGACGCCACTGGTGCTCGTACTCGATCCAGCAAGTCCGGCGTGGGCCCCGCGGGTGAGACTGCCACTGCCCAGGCCGTTGGTGGCAAGGGCAAGGAACGTGGCCCTGGCGATCGTGACCGTACGGGCGGCGGTCGCTGCGGCCGCGAGGATCAGCGACAGCGCTGCACCAACCAGCACGCTGGCCGTGCCGGTGGCCGAGGCGGCTTGGGCTCGGGCGAGGCCACGTCGGAGGGAGCTGGTGCTCGTCGAGCCTGCGGTCAGGCCGGTCGCGGCCGAGCGTGTGAGGTTGCCCGTGGCCGACGTCGTGGTGGTGACGGGGCGAGCGAGGGTCCGTCGGAGGGCACCGGCGCCGGTGGTTGTGGCGAGGGCCGTGAGGAACGCGGCCCGGCCGAGCATCAGCGCCGCCCCGGCCGTGCTGGCCACGGCCAGGATCAGGAGGTGGACGGAGCCGACGAGGACTGTGGCAGTGGCCGTCGCGGCCACCGTGACGCTGCGGGCGACGGACCGTGTCACCGCGCCGACCGCAGTCGCCGTGGCGGCGTACGAGCGGGAGAGGGCTGCCCCGACGCTCAGCGCCGGAGCCGAGCTCGCGATGGCGGCGTACGTCCGGCCGAGCGCCGCCTGCCCGATGCTGACCGCCGTTGCTCCAGCCGCCCCGGCATAGGCGCGAGCGGCCGCCCGCCGCACGGTCGCCGCAGCCGTGGCAGCGACAGCGGCCACCGCAGCAGTTCCACGGGCCAGAGCAGTGGCGCCGGTAGTCGACGTTGCCAGCGTACGGCCGACCCCGTTCCGGGCCTGTCCGACGCCGAGTCCGGCAGCCGTCACCCGGACGCCGGCCATCCGTGCCAGCAGCCCTGTCCCGTGCACGCTCTGCGTCAGTGCGACCTGCGGGCCTCGGATGAGCACCGCCGCGGCCGTCCGGTTCGCCGCCGCCGTTGTCGCGAGACCGCGCCTCACCGTGGTGCCGCCCGTCGCCGCACCTGGGGCTGCCTGGCCGATGCCGCGTCGCACGGTTGCCGCGCTGAGAGACACGGCGCCCGCGCTCTGGCCCACTGCGCGCCGGACGGTGCCCGAGCCGACAACCGCTGCCACCAGGAGTAGCGCCCGGGCCGCCGTCACGGCGAGGGATCTCGCCGTGCTGACCGCTGCGGCCAGAGGCCGGCCGACCGTACGCGAGAGGCTCGCTGCAGCCGTTGCGGAAGCGCTCCGTGGTGCCGCTGCCGTGCGGACGAGCTGCGAGTTGCCGGTCCCGGTCGCCGCTTGCGCGAGCCAGGCCTGTCGGCCGATGCTGCTGCCGCCCGTCGACGCTCCGGCGAGGCTCACGGCCCCGCTCGCTCGGACGAGGACGCCGAGCGTGGCCACGTTGCCGGCCGGGGTCTGCGTGCAGGTGGGGGCGGACGCTGCGGTCACGCCGGGATTCCAGAGAACGGCGTTGCCTGCGGCGGTGACCGTGTACGTGAAACCGGAAGTCGAGCCCGCCACGGTGGTGTTCGTGACGTAGGCGTACCCGTAGTAGAGGCGCGCGCCTGCGCTCGGGGTCAGCGATGGGAAGGTGATCGCCGTTGTGGCTGAGCCGCTGGTGTTGCCGCCGGTGCCGTCGGCTGCCCACACGGTGTTGGCGAGGCTGCTGGAGAACTGTTCGGCGCACAGCTCGGTACTGATGGCGGCGACGGACCCGCTGAACGTCACCGTGATCGTCGTCGGGGTGGTTGCGGCGATCGTGCCGAGCCAGATCTCCAGGGTGCCGTTGACGACGGCCTGCGACACCGAGGCGATGCGGGTCCAGGTGGACGGGCCGCCGCCGGACACGGAGGACACCGTGATCGAGCTGGAGGCGACGCGGACCGCGAGCAGCCAGGCGTTGCCGACGGTGGGGCTCGACACGGTCAGCGTGGTGACGCCCGTCCCGCGGTTGGCTTGCAACGTGCCCACGGCGGAGATCGACACTGCGTTCTCCTCCCGCAGGTGCTGTCAGCGGGTCAGGAGAAGCTGAGCTTCGTCGTGGCCGTCAAGGAGTCGCCCGTGTTCAGCGCCAGTCCCGTGAAAGACGCGTGGATCAGCAGCGACCCGTTCGTCACCGCGCTCGAACCGGGGGCGTTCCCGCCGGTGATGACGGCGCCGTTGGAGTGCGTGGCAGCCGTCGAGCCGTTGACGCCGCGGGTGACCGTCCACGTCGTGGTGCCCTGGCCGCCGGTGACGAGCAGAACCTCGGAGTCGATCTGGATGTTGTAGTTCCCGGACCCCGGGAATCCTGACGCCGAGGCGACGGTGATCGAGGTCGAGGACGTCGAGGAGATCGCGCCGTTCGCGGTCGTCGCCGCGGGCTTCGACGCGGAGTCCGACAGGAACGTCTCCGTGATCGTCTGCCCGGACGCCGACGTCATCGTGCCAGCCACCTGGTAGGTGTCGTTCGAGGACGTCGTCGTCACCTGCGAACTGGTGCCCGCCACCCGGGACTCGGCGGCCTCCGTGAAAGCGGCCACGTCCGTCGCGGCGGCTGTGCCGGCGCCCGTGCCCCAACCAAGGTTCTTCGGCTCGGCCTGGGTCGGGCTGGTGCCGATGAGACGGCCGGCCACGATCTCGCGGCCCTTGCTGGTGAATGCGACCGTGGTGGCCATGGCTACCTCTCCTGAGTGTCGGCGGCCCGTGCCGCGCGGTTGGCCGCTCGGGCGCGGCGGTTGAAGCGGGGCTGACCCCACAGGCGCCACCACAGGCGGCGGAGGGGGTTGCGGTGCCAGTAGGCGCCGCGGCCGAGGGGGATGACGGTGCCGTCGGCGCGGGTGATGACGAGTTCGGTCTCGGCAGCCCGGTGGGAGGCCTTCGCGCGCGGCTCGGTCACGGCCCCTCCTGGCGGACGTCGAGCGTGCGGGCGATCGCGATCCAGCTGTCGGCGAGGCTCTCGTAGCGCTGCATGAGCGCCTGATCGGTGATCAGTTCCGCGTTCAGCAGGAGCCGGGCCGCGTGGCCGAGCGCCGTGTCCGCGGTGAGAGGCCCGGCCGGTGCGGGTGTGGGAGGGAGATCTGCCATGCGGTGCCTCCCCGCTCATCGAGGCCGTTGTCAGTGGCGTGTGCGACGCTCGCCTCAGCTCCAACTGAAAGGAGGTGAGTGAGCATGTCGAAGAAGCAGAAGGCCATCATCGTGATGGTGGCGGCGATGGCGGGCCAGGCGTACCTGGGCAAGGTCGCTAAGCAGCAGGGGGCCGCGCTGGGTCTGTCCGTGGTGGCGGTGAGCCTGGTCGGGTACGCGATCGGCGCGGCCATGGGGTAGTTGACCGGGGTTGGGCCCTGGCTCTGCCGTTCAGGTCGGCGAAGCCAGGGCCCGGCCAGTGGGGGCGGTGGTGATCCGCCGTCGGCCGGAACCCTCACAGCCCGACCGGCGGCGGAAGTTCAGCTGCGGCTGCTCAGACGGTCGCGTACGACCGCCGGGCCCTCGACCTCGTCGCCTGCTCCGCCTTCACCACGTCGATCGCGCGGTACTTCGGCGTCCGGCACTTCTCCGAGTTCGCCCGCCGGAGGTGCCCCCGGTGCGCCCAGATCCGGATCACGCCCGGCTCGACACCCGCCGCCTCAGCGGCCTCGGCCGTCGTCCAGAGCGTCGCCTGGAGATCGCCGTCGAAGTCGACCACAGCAGCCTCCCGTAGGGGACATACGCGAAAGCCCCGAAGTCGAGGACTCCGGGGCCGAGGATCAACGGACATACCTGTCCGGAACTGAAGTTACGCGTAACGCGACTCCATGGTCAACCCACTCCCACAACCTGGCATTCAGAGGCCACTTCCTTGACGTGCCCGTGAAACTCCGAAGGCGTCAGAAGCAGCGCGCAGTTGATGTTTCGGCATTCGATGTAATCGTCGCCGTCGGCCCGGTACAGGGTCAGCAGATCGCAGCGCGGACACGGCACCCGATGGTGTTCCAGCCGGGGATCGCGCCGGGTGAATCGCTCGGCCGCGCGGTGCCAGCCCTGGATCTGGGAGGCCGGGTTCCCGGACAACCTGTCGTGGGTCTCATGGGCGAGCGGGTGTTCCGTCAGAGCCCACGTCAGGTGCGAGGCCAGGAACCGGGTTGAGCCTGTGACCCCGTGGCCCTCAGTGCCGCGGCCGGGGCGGTGCCGGAAACGGCGGAGTTCGCGGATGTCGTCTTCGAGGGCGAGGAGTCCGCCGGCGATGTGGTCGGTGAGGATGCGGGCGGCTTGGCCGGGCCAGGTGGCGACGGTAGCGCGGCCGATGGTGCCGGTGGTCTTCGGGGCGGTGCCGTAGAGGGCTTCGAGGCTGATTGCGGCGACGAGCTCGGGGAGCTCGGCGAGTTGCGCGCGGGTTCGGGTGGTGCAGCGTTCGCAGTGGACGGGCTGGCCCCAGGTGGCGGGGATGTCGTGCAGGGTGTCGGTGGTGGCGAGTTCGTTCCCGGCACGGCGCCAGGCGTTGTTGCACGAGCCAGGACAGGGAGTGGGCATGGCGGGCCTCCCGTGGTGCGTGAGGGTGTTGAGCCCAATTGTGCACCGTCACCTGCTCCACCTACTGACTGAATGGACAGTCAGTTACACGTCTGGCGCTTCCCGTCTCGGGCAGCCACAGCGAGGCGGCCGTACGCGCGCCAGGGTCACGGTGACGCGGGCCGACAGCCGCTCCAACTGGCTACGCCTCCGGGCCTCGACCTCACGGACAGTCATGGGGACCCCGATACCCGACATCAAGCCCCGGAGCAGCTCGGTGGCGTGCTCGATCTCGAGGATCGTGGGTGACTGTCCGGCTTCTCGGTAGCCGTACGTGAGAGCGACGTCGTGCTGCGCCATGCGCAGGATCTTGTACGACGTCTCCCGGGTGGCTCCGAGAGCGCCCGCCAGGAGCCCATACTCGGCGAGGGCGGCTTGATCGCGGAGGCCTTCGACGTGGCGCGCCGCAGCGGCCTTCGCTACTCCGAACGGATCCCAGGCGATCAGCCGGCCCAGCACGCCCCCCTCTTCGGCGAGGCGCTGCAACCGAAGGCTTGTGCTCGACGCGGCGAGCTGCGGCAGGTCATCGATCGGCGAGGTGGGGTCGTTGGTCACGTCGACACCTCCGTGGCGGTGGGCCAGCCGTACCCCTCGGCGAGCCTGCGGATAACGTGCTCTGCGAGCGGCAGTTCGCCGTCGTCGATGTAGTCGCCCTTGGTGATGCGCTCCAGGTCGGCGAGCATCATCCGGTCGGCGGCGATCCGGCGCAGCACGGCGGCCGGGTCGTGGCGGACGATGTGCTGGGCCATGAACAGGCCCTCGTATGAGGTGTTCCAGCGTCGCCCGATCTTCCGCTTCGGGCGAGGGTGCGGGTCATCGACGACGAGGATCCGCCCGTCGGTCGGTTCGTCGCCGTCGCGGAAGGACCACGAGGGTGCGGGCGGGTGGCAGCCACAGACCTCGGCTGCTTTCTGCGCGGCCAGCTCGGCAGCGTCCATCACATCCCGAAGCCACACCGCCATCCGCTCAAGATCGGTCACGGCGTCCAACTCCCGCTCGGCTTGAGAGCGTCCCGGACCATCCCCGGTGTGACCATCAGCCGGCGCCCCAGCTCCTTCATCCTCGTCTCCATGGCGCCGAGCAGCCTGATCTTGTCGTGCAACTCCCGAAGGGCGTCCCGTTCGTCACAGTGCCACAGCCAGTGCATCGCCCGGTCCGCTGCCAGCGCCACAGCTTGGGCAGACGTGTCGGCTTCGACGTCAAGGCGGGTACGCCAGTCCAGGCGCGTGCGCTCGGGGGCTCCATAGTCGTCGCCCACCCCGAATGCCAGCCGTCCGTCGACCAGCCGCCAAGACAGCCAGAACTCGGAGAACTGCATCGCGAAACCCGTGCTTGGGTCCGGGAACGTCATCTTGATCTCGACGTCGGTGACGTACTCCGGATCCCAGCCGCGTCCTTCGAGTTGATCGCTGATGGCCTGGACCGTGGCGCCGGGGAGCCGGACGTGCGTGTCGGTCATTCCGCCAGTATGCGCGCGGCAACTGGCCACTCGGCCGACAACAGCACTCGGGGGGGAGTCCGACAGCACAAACGGCCCCGCCCGGAGATCCGAGTGGGGCCGCCGCCTGTGGATCAGCCTTCCCAGCCGCCACCGAGACCGTTCAACTGTGCCGAGCAGATGTTGTAGCCGCCCGACGCGTGCCCGGACTTCGTCTTCCCGCCGATGGTGACCGAGCAGTTGATGTCTCCCGAGCCCTGGAGCTGCGCGGTCACCGAGTAGTACATAGCGTCCTTGTCCACGGGCAGCTTCTCGGTGAAGCCGTTCTTCCAGTGGCCCTTCCGGGTGTCGGAGTCGCTGCCATAGGTGATGTCGAGCGATCCGAGCTGGCCGTCCGGTGCGGTGCCCCAGACCTTGAACACGGCGGTCGAGCTGGCGCCCTTCGCGTCACTGCCGGACTTCTTGGAAGACCCATCGGACTTGCCGTTGGAGCCGCCTGAGGCAGCGACCGCGATGACGATGATCAGGCCGACGATGCCGAAGCATCCGAGGCCGACCTTCTTGCCCAGGCCGCGCTTCTTCGGCGGCGGCGGGGCGGGTGCGCCCCCTCCGGGCTGCTGGGTGTACTGCTGGCTCATGATTGCCCCCCTTGGTGCGGATTTCTGCGGGGCGAATGTAGCCGTTGTGAGGGCGACATAAGGGCAGTGTGGGGTTTCTGTGACCCGAACGGGTTGCGGTCCGGTATTGGACGCGCACAGCAGAGGGCCCGCTCCAGCCACCCGGAGCGGGCCCTCTGCTGCACGGGGTGGGGTCAGGTGGTCTGCAGGTTGACCAGCTCGATCTGGTCGATGAGTTCCTGCCCCTTGGCCTGGTGCACCCAGTCGGTGAGTGGCTCGATGTCCAGCTTGGTGCCGTGCTTCAACTGGGCCGTGGTCAGCCACATGAGCAGCGTGGCCTTCCCGATCGGGGCCTGGGCCACCTTCGGCGGCACGAGGTCGGCGAGGAACGGATGCTGGGCGACGAGCGCTTCCGTGCAGGCGTCGGCCGCGCGGGGGGCCTGCCACCAGGCGAGCTTCTCTCCGGTCATGAACTCGAAGATCTCATCCAGGGCGGCGCCACGTTCCCCGGTGCGCTGCGTGAGCAGCAGCCCTGTGGTGACGGACAGGATGTCGGCGAGGGGGAACGTGCGGGTGGCCATGAGGTCATCCTCTCTTGCCGGGGTGGGCGGTTGCGGTCGGTTCGGGTGGATCGGTTAGGCGCAGAGGGCCCGATCCCTGGGGCGGCGGCGAGACCGGGGATCGGGCCCTCTGCTGTGCGCGGGGTCAGGCGACGCGGGTTACGACTCCAGGCCGAGCGCGTCGAGCAGCACATCCGTGTCGATGGTCGTGTTGCCCTTGTCGCGGGCGCGCTCCACCAGTAGCTCGACGCGGACGAGGCGGGAGGCGTCGGCCTCAGTGTCGTCGTCCCACGAGATGTCGAGCTGCGCCGTGCGGACGGCGGTGTTGGATCCGAAGGCGAGCGCGTCGACGTCGACGGCCTCGCCCCGGGTCGCGATGACGTGATTGCAGGCGACCTCGGGGTCAATGGCCTTGACGGCATTGCGGATCAGCTCGGTGGCGATGGCGCGGAGTTCGGACTGGTCGGGCATGGGGTTCATCCTGTCGTGTCGGCGGGTCAAGCGGCGAGAGGTGCGGCCCGCCCGCGGGCCGGCCGCACCCGGGGCAGGTCAGCGCCCGGAGTGGGCGTCGGCGGCGCTGTACTCGTCGAGCGGGTCCGGGGCCGAGGCGGCCGGGACGTGCTCGTGCGCGGTGGCGAGCGCCGTGATGCAGCCCCGGCAGAACGCGACACGGTCGAAGCGGCCCTGGGAGTCAGGGAGCACGACGCCCCACTGGCCGTAGTCCAGGAGCGTGTAGCAGGCGAAGCAGCGGTCGTGACCGCTCATCGGCTGGACGCTGATGCGCAGGCCGTTCTCGCCGAGGGCGATGTTGATGCACTGCTCTTCGAACGTCTTGGGCGTGGGCTCGATGGTCATGGCTCTCCTGTTCAGGCCGCGAGCAGCATCTGTGCGGCGATGGTGTCTGTGCGGAAGTCGGCGAGGGTGCGGCCAGCCGGTGGGCTGGCCGCACCTGGGGTGGGTCAGAGTCCGGCGAGGGCCAGGCTCGCGTCGGCGAGGAGCTGGTAGTCCGCGGCCTGGGCGCGGTTGCCGGCGGCGGCCGCCTCGTCCGCGGCGGCGAGCCAGTGCAGGGCGTCGGCGAGGTAGGCGTCGGCGATGAGGGTGGCGGTGGTGGACGCGATGGCGGTGGTCATGAGGCTCCTGTCTGAACGGGTGGGTCAAGCGGCGAGTTCGTTGGCCAGCAGCTGGACGCGGCGGGCGATGGGACAGCCGACGGGGTAGAGCGCGGGGACGGTGACCAGGCCGCGGGTCGGACGGGCCTTGGGTTCGGCGGCGACGGGGCGCGGCACCAGGTAGGCGGTGCGGTGGATCGAGTACGAGATCAGTCGGTCGATGCGGAAGTCGCGGCGTTCGCCGGTCTGGCGGTCCATGGCCTTGGCGAGGATGTCGCCGGCGGCGCTGACGTAGAAGTCGTAGATCTCGACGGTGCGCGTGGTCTCGACGAGCCGGCCGGTCTTGCGGCCGTCGGCGTTCTTCTCTTCCTTCAGGTAGCTGATGGTGACGGGGTGCTGTCGGTCGAGGGCCTTGATGAGGCGGGTGAGGGTGGCGGTGGTGGTCTCCCGTGCGGTGCGCCTCATCTGCGGTTCCCCCTGAGCTCGACTGTCTATTTTCTAGACACCAAGAGCATGGCATGGGCGCTCATGAATGTCTAGCGAATAGACAGACTCGCGTCTAGGAAACAGACACCCCTCGTGAGACGATGCCCTCATGACCGACTGGGAGGCGCAACTGCGCCGAGACACGAAAGCCATCGACCAGCGGGAACAGACCCGCCGCGAACACGTCGCGGCCGCGCGCCTCGACGGTCATTCCTTCCGCGAGATCGGCAGCTGGGCGAGCATCAACCACGAACGGGCCCGGCAGATCTGCATCGACATCAACGGCGACTCCCGGACTCACGCCGAGCGGCCGCCGAGCAGCGAGGAGACGACCAGGTGACCGAGCGCGACAGGCTGCTCGCCTACCTCCGCCAGGCCGGCCTCAGCACGGCGCGGGCCGAGGCCAACCTCGACGCGTTCGCACACGAGCTGGCGGAGCAGCAGCGAACCGCTTTGCCCGATGTGATGGAGAGTTGGGGCGGGCACCTGCACCAAGACGTGATCAGCGAGGTGATCGACGTCATCGACCCGAAAGTGAGCGCAGCCTCCGCGCTTCCGGACAAGGGGAAGATCGCATGAGCGAGTTCACGGACGACACCCTCGCCCGCCACCTCGACCAGCAGCCCGGGATGCGGCGGACGCTCCTCTTCAACCCAGCGCAGCGGATGCAGACCGAGGTCTTGCGGCGCACGCTGGACATGGCCGAACGCGCCATGGCCGACGAGGGTGTTTCCGAAGAGGCGCGTCGTCGGGTGATCGATCGGATCGTGTGGGGCGACCCCGAAGGGATCCGCGACATGCACGCCAAGATGCGCGAGCAAGCGACTGCGGCCTATCGCACCATGCCGTGGGCTAATCCGTACTACGCCGAGGACTCGGTGCGCCCGGGTGAGGAGCCCACCGCATGAGCGACAGTTCTACCGACGAGGCGTTCTGGAAGCAGATCGACGGCGACGCCAAGCGCACTGTCCTCTGTGAACCACACCGCCTGGACGAGATCCTCGCGGTCGTCGAAGCACGCGGGTACGACCACATCACAGTGCTCCCCAGCCAGCACTGTCCAGCCGGGAAGCTGTTCGTCATCGACGAAGGCGCAATCGAGGCGAGCGTCCGCGCAGCCTTGCAGCGGTCCATGCGGTCGCTGTACCGCCGCTGACCCACGGCATGGCGAAGGCCCCGCCCGGGCTCCGGTGCGGGGCCTCACCATGATGGCAGCAGTCCTAGTTACCCAGCCCCTGCACCATCTTGAGCTTGTCGAACTGTCCGTCCTTGCCCGTCCACCCCAGACCATCGATCGCCTGGGCCGCGAGCAGCGCCGTGTAGTCGTCGTCGCTGAGCTGCCCGCACGCGTCCGGCTTGTTCTTCTCGCCGTCCCGGGTCTTCTCCTCCACCGCGTCGAACGCGTCGCTGGCTACGCTCTGGTACCCGGAACGGACCATGCCTGCGAGTGTCTTGTCGAAGGCGTCGACCCGCTTCTTCGCCTCGGTGACGGTCGGCTGGTCCCCGGACTTACCTCCGGTGCTCTCGGTAAGCGCGGCGGCGCAGTCCTGGGCTTTCTCGTCGCCGGACTTCGAGCAGCCGACGGCGGCTCCGGCGAGCAGCAGGGCGGCGAGCAGGGCTGTGGTGGTACGGCGCATGGTGTCCCCCCAGGACGTGATCGTGCCGGGGATCGTAGCCGCGGCCGCCGGCGGTACGGGCGGGAATGGCGAAGGCCTCACCGCAAGGGGGGATTGCGGTGAGGCCTCGTCAATGCCGGGCGTTACCCGGCGCGGAGTCTCCAGTGTGGCAGGGCGGTCAGCTCGCCCGCGGGTCTTTCAGCGAGTGGTGCCGAACGGTGTCGGCTGGGTCGCGGATGACGCGGCCGCCCTGTCCGATGTCTTCTACACGCAACCCCTCTCCGGGCAGCCCCTCTTCGGTGTCGTCGTTGTCGTTGTCGGCAGACTGACCTGCACCGACGACACTGGACGAGGGCAGGAGGATGGTCGGGGAGGGGCAGTCGTCCCAGCGCAGCCCCGCGGATGAGGAGCGGCCCTCCATCCGCACGTCCTTGACCGGCCAGCCCACCGCGCCCGCTGCGGCACGCACCGCGTCTGTGGTCGTGCCGAGGTGCTCGGCGAGGGGCTTCAACTGGGCGTGGGGGGTGCCGATGTCGCGGACTGCGGCGACGAGCGCGACCGGCGAGACCGGCGCCGGACCAGACGGCGACGGTGCGGGGCCGGGCTCCGGCTGTTCCTCGACGGGCTCGCTCGGCTCGGTGTCCTGCGGTTCCTCGTGCCCGCCGACCCGGTACGCGGCGATGACCCACAGCACCGTCGAAACGGTCAGCGCGCCGCTCCATGCGCCCGATGCGACGCGCTCGTGCGCGCGGTCACCGATGCCCGCCAGGACCGCCGGGCCTCGGAGCAGCGCCACGTAGGCCAGGCCGAGTTGCACCCACCACGGCCACCGTCCGAACCGGCCGCTCACGCCTCGGATGACCCGTCCGAGTGAGCGGGAGATGATGCGGTGGCTGCCGATCGAGATACGGTCCGCGGCCGTGCGCAGCCACTCCCACGTGGTCGGGGCGGTCACAGGATCGTCCCGGTCGCGAGCTGGCCCAGCAGGAACTGGCCGAGGTCGTTGGCGCCGCCGACAACGGTCTGCGCGACGAAGGCGGCCGTGCCGGTGCTGATGCAGAGAAGCACCCCGGTGAACAGGCCTTTCTTCCATTTGCCCTTGGTGGCCTTCGCGATGGACTTCCGCAGGAACCAGAGGCTGATGGCGAGCGCGGTGACGACGACCGCCCCGTATCCGTCGAGGCCGGGCGCGGCTGCGGTCGCCATGACGGTGGCGTCCCTGCCGGTGAGCGTCGACATGACCGTGCCGCCGAGGCCGTTGCCGCCCCAGCGGAGGATGCCGGCGGTGGTGCCAAGGAGTCCGGCGGGACAGGCGACCATGAGGATGCCGCAGGCGAGGCCGAACCAGTACGGGATCATGGCCTTGGGGTCGAGGGAGCGGCCGCCGGCGGCTGCGGGAGCTGCGCCTTTCCCCTTGCCGGACGGTGCAGGGGCCGGGGTGGCGGCGCCTTTGTACCAGCGCCAGTGCTCGGCGCCGAGGAGCGCCAGGCCGAGGGCGAACCCGGCGGTGGTGACGGTGCTGGTGGTGTACTGCTCGGCTCCGGCAGCGAGCGTGATCATGCGTGGACTCCGGTCAGTGCGTAGACGAGCGTGGTGACGGGCAGGGCGAGCGCGGTGCCGATGACGGCGGCCCACAGCAGGAGTCGGGCTCCGGCGGCACGGATCTTCGGGATCCACAGGTCGTCGGCGGCTCCTGCGGCGGCGACCCTGTAGGTGTTGTCCGCGAATGCCAGGACGATCAGGGGGCCCAGCGCCATGACCCACGCGCCAGCGAGGGACTCCTCCTCGCGGACGGACACGAGGACGTGGGCCCAGGGCCCGGCGAGGGTGAGGGAGATGACGGCGAGTCCGGCGTTGTAGCCGATCCGGATCCGCTGCCACCAGCGCGGTCCCGGATCCGGATCCGGCACGGACAGCGGTCCACCTGCGGGTTCGGCCGCGTAGAAGTGCTGATGGACCACGACGGATGGGGGCGGTCCGGACCGTCCGGATCCGCCACGCCACCAGTCCGGATCCGGATCCGCGAGACCCGGCGGTCCGGGCGGGCGCGGCGGCGGGGCCGGCGGCGGCGCGGGCAACGGAAGCGGCTCACCGGCGGGGATGACCCGGGTCGGAAAGATCGGCTCGCTCACCGGGCCCACCCCGCGCACCAGATGCAGACCGCCATCGTCGTCACCCACAGCGTCGCGAGGAGCAGCCGCCCGCGGTCGTACGCGTTCAGGGCGGCGACCGCGGACAGTGCGGCGAGGACAGAGGCGAGCGGCGCCGACATGATCAGGCTGAGGAGCGCGAGCCCGGCCACGCCGACGGTGACGCCGGCTCCGGCGAGGATCGCTCTGGGCCAGCCGCGACGGCGGTACACGCGCCACCCGGTGACGACGCCCGGGGTGAGCGCTGCGAGGACGAGCGCGGTGAGCAGCATGACGGGCTCCTACGGCAGGACGGCGGCGAGCTGGTGGACGGCGGCGGCGACGATCCCGGTGGCGCCGACGACGAGCCCGGCCGCGAGGAGGACGACGGTGGCCACGTGGCGCAGGGCGGGCCGCCAGGTTGCGGCGGCGAGGCCGAGCCCGGCGGCGACGATGGCGATGCAGATGAGGGCGAGGCACAGCCCGGCCGCGGAGGTCATCAGCCGGCCACCTTCAGCGCGCGGAGGTAGCGGTCGACGGTGTCCGGGGATGCCGCCTTGCCCATGGCCTTGCTGACGTAGCGGACGACGGCGTCGCGTTCGCGGATATCGGCGTCCCAGGCGATCCGGACGGCGTCCTTGGTGGTCAGCGCGTTGGGGTCGAGGGTCAGGATGGTCGCGTCCGGATCGTCCGCGGCCTGTCCGGACTGGTCCGGATCAGCGGATCCGGTCGATCCGCTGTCCGTCTCCAGAGCCCGTCGCTCCCCCTCGACCAATGCGCGGGCGCGGATGACGCGCCGCCGGACGGGGATGCGGGCCAGCTCGACCGCGGCCTCGGACAGCTCCTGCTCGAAGTACGCGGCATCCCGCTTCGACAGCGGCGCGGCCTGGTAATCGAGGACGATCGCCCACAGCCCCTTCGCGAGGCCGGACGCCGCGGCGCCGACGAGGCCCGTGGCGACGCCCCCGACGATCCAGCCGTGCGACGCGACCGCACCCATGGCGACGGCGAGCGCGAGGTACCCGCCAGCGCGCGCCTTGGCCGCACGGGCGGGGGCGTAGCGGGCGAGCCACTCGATGATGGAGCAGCCGATCCACGCCAGGTCGAACAGGGCTGCTGCTCCGTACGCGGCGGGCGCCGGGGTGACGCGGGCGAGGAGGTCGCCGATGGAGGCGGTGGAGAAGCCCATGCAGCCGAGGAGGGCGAGGGCGACGATGCCGGTGACGACGTTGAGGCCGATCTGGTCCCAGTCGCGGGGCGGCACGGGGAGGTCGATGTGCTCGTCGTCGGGGACCATGCGGGTCTTGCCGTCGACGGTGTGGGGGACGAGGCGCTCGCGGGTGATGCGGCGGGTCTTCACGGTGGTCTCCGGGTGGCTGGAGATGGGGCCGCCCTCTCGCGGGGAAGGTCGCGAGAGGGCGGCGGGCGGTGTGGTCAGCGGGGGGTGCGGCGGCCGGTCTCGCGGTCGCGGTCCGCGGTCTCCCAGTCCTGGCCTCTGCGGGCAGCGCGGGCGGCGCCTCGGTTGCGGTGGCCGTTACGGCGGGAGCGGGCGGCGCTGTCGCTGGCGGACTCGCGGCCGGCGTACTGGGTCTTGGCGCGTTGGCGGTCGTCGCCGAGGATGCGATCCAGCCAGCCCATCAGCCGTCGGCCTTGATCGCGCTGGTGGCCATGAGCGTGGCGGTGGTGTGTCCGGCTTCGCGAGCCTTGGTCCACAGCTCGTTGGCCGCGATTTCGGCGGCGCGCCACTCGGCGCTGTCGTCGCAGTTCTTCACGCCGACCTGCTGCGCGATGTCGCGGCACTTCTGCACAGCGGCGGCGTACCGGGCGGGGAGGTCGAGGGTGTCGGCGACGGCGAGGAGGACGCCCGCGTACTCGCCGCGGGTGGCGTCGGGTGCGACGTGGACGGTGCGGGCAAGGAGCGCGTCCCGCAGGTCGGTGTCCCGGCCGGCGAGTTCGCGGGCGAGGTCGAGGCGGTGCGCTTCGATCATCGGGTCGCCCGGGACCTCACCCTTGAGGCGGTCGGCCATCGTGATGAGGAGGGCGCGGAGGGTGGCCTCGCCCGTGGGGCTGTGCTGCTCCCCGGTCTGATCGGTACGGTGGTCCACGGCTGTTTCTCCTGGTAGCTCAGGGGATTCGGCCGGCCCGGACAGGAGTTGCTGCTCCTGTCCGGGCCGTTCTGTTGGTGCGAGATCGAGGAGTGCGCCCGACCTCACGAGCCAAACCCTAGGGCTTGCCCAGGGAGCAGCGCAAGCCCTAGGGTTTGTGTTGTCCGGTCGTGCTCTCGGGCAGGAAAGGAGAGCCCGGCGTGACGGAACAATCCGAGGAGGTGAAGAGGCTGTTGGAAGCTCTTGCGGCGTTCGAAGCCATCGAAGACCCGGCCGCGCGCACCACCGCTGTCTCGCAGGCACTGAAGGACTGGCCCACGTATCACGCGCGACTGCGTGAGCTTCGGCAGGCCAGCGTGCGGGAGCTGCGAGACGAGCAGCAGAAGACGTGGCCCGAGATCGCCAGCATCATCGGCGAGGTGACGCCGGAGCGTGCGCAGCAGATCGGCAAGGGGCTACGCGGAAGTAAGCGCCCGCCGAAGAAGACTGACGACGCGTCGGAGAAGTAGATACGGCCGAGCGGTGTGAAAGACCGCCCGGCCGCGAAGCAGCCAGACCCAAGCAAGAGAGAGGCGCTCCCTTGAGCGTAGCGAACGACCGCATCGCCGCCCCCGCCGCCCGGCCGGGACAGACGGCGCTCTATCAGTTCTTCGACGACGTGGACCGGCTGCTCTACGTCGGCATTACGGACGATCCCAAGACGCGGTGGGCGCGGCATCGGCAGTACGCGGCGACATCGTGGTGGCCGCGCGCGGCACGCGTCAGCGTCGACTGGCTCACTGGGCGGGACGTTGCGGCGGCGGCCGAGCTGCGCGTCATCCGCACCCAAGCCCCGTTGTACAACTCGGGCGGTGCGCCGTCGCCTCTTCGTGAACAGGCGCCTGGGGAGACGCCGTGTCCGATGGTGAACATGCAGCGCTTCCACGAGGCCACCGGCGGCGGGTTCCGCCCACCGGGGCGCCCCTGGCGGAACATGGACCAAGCCGTCGCTGAGACCCTGACGGCCGACGTGACGGCTGGGCGACTGCGCTGCGGCAACCAACTCCCCCGTGTCGCCGAGCTGGTCAACCGCTTCGGCGTGTCGACCAACACGGTGCATCGCGCACTTCGACGGCTGGCTTCCGCAGGCAGGGTAGAACGGCAGGGCGTTGGGTCGGGCACCCGGTACTTCGTCACACTGTCCTGATGCCTACCTACGAACAGCAGCCGGGCAAGCGGACCGACCTCGCCTCACGAGACGAAGGAGCGGCCATGTCGCGAACGTTAGAACTGCCAGTCACCAAGCCCGACTACCTGACCGAGAAGCAGTGGCTCGACTTGGCCTTCGAGGTGATGCGGGGGGTGGTCGAGGGGTGTCGGACGGCGGAACTCGGGCTGGACCCACAGCTGCTCTCTGACCTGGGCACCGCCGCGGTGAACGGGCTCCGGGGCCGCCTGGACCAGGCGATGACGGAGGCCAATGATGGATGACCTCGTGCAGTGGTTCGGCGAGCAGCTCGACGAGGACCAGCGGCTCGTGACGGAGGCCTGCGACGCCGAGTTCTGCAAGGACGGGAGGTGGGTTGCGAAGGGACCGTTTGAGGACAATCTCGGCAGCCTCCACTCCGAGGCCAACGAAGCACTCCTCGGCGAGGAGGAAAGCGTGCCCTTTGCCATTGCTGCCCACATCGCCGAGCACGATCCGGCTCGGGTGGTGCGCGAGATCGAAGCGAAGCGGCAGTTGGTCACCCTGCACAGCGAGGGTGCCAGTGAACTGTTCTGCTCGAACTGTGAGCACGAACCGCCATGCCCCACGCTGCGCCTGCTCGCCCTGCCCTACGCTGACCGCCCCGGCTACCGGGAGAAGTGGCGTCCGTGAGTGACGCCGCCTGGGGCTGACACCCCACGCCCGAGCCCCTGCCGCGCGCCGTGGTGGGGGCTCTCTGCCGCCCACTTAAGATCATCGCCGTGGACCTCCCCGATGATCTGATCAACCTCGAACGCGACGCTGAAGAAGCGCGCGCCCGGATGGCCGGGCTCGCCGACGCCGAGCACAACGCGCAGTGGAAGCGGTGGCGGGAGGCATCCGCCGCAGTGCAGGGCGCCATCACCGCACATGCGAAGGCAACCGGGGAGAACCGGATGAGCGTCGAGATGGCCGTGAAGAAGGCGGTCCGGCACGAGACCGAGGACCCCGCCGAGTAGCCAGACAAGGCGAAGGCCCCTGCCGTTGGGAAGCCGGCAGGGACCTTCCGTCTGCGGGATCAAGCGGTGCGCCCGACGGCGCTGGCCTTCTAGTCGTTCGCGACGAGCGGCATGAAAGCCCGAAGCCGGTTAACGCGGGGCCGAACGGTCGTCACGACACCCTGCTTGCCCTTGGCCAGAAGCCCCATCGCCTCCAGCGCGTTCACATCTCGTGTCACAGCCTTGTCCTGCTTGCCAGCGTAGGCCAAGGCCAGCTGGGGTGTCAGCTCGCGAATGGACGCTTTCGGCGTCGACTCAGCCACCGGGAGGCTGAGCACGAGCAGACGTTGACGCGCGCAGGCGGGCGTGTGCTTGTCCCGGAAGGCGGCATGGACGAAGTTGACCCACGTCACGCCGAGCTGCTGTGCCTGGATCTCTTCGATCTGCTGACGAAGCCCGTCGACCAGGCCCTGCAGGGCGTATGCGATGAAAGCGTTGACGTTGTGCGGCGTGACCTCGCTCGTACGTCGCAGCTCACGGTAGTAGGCGCTGCGCGTCTTGTTGTAGTGGTCGGCCAGCACGTGCGCAGCGACCGTCGGCGCACCGGAGCGAACCAGTAGCTGGAATTCGACGAGGCGGGCGGTTCGGCCGTTGCCGTCCTCGAAGGGGTGGATCCAGGCGACGTAGAGGTGGGCCAGAATCGCTGACAGGACTGCGACGGGCTTCTCATAGATGGTGCCCAGCGTCTCGGTGCGCAGGTCTTCGAGCCAGTGGCAGAGGCGGTCCAGCAGGTACGCGCAGTCTTCAGCGGGGGCCCCGCGGTAGTGCGCCCCGACGACCACGCTGGTGGTCCGGATCTGGCCAGCTTGGCCTTCGGTGTCGGTGAGTCCTTCGAGGACGATCTCGTTGAACTTTTGGATGCGCTCGACCGTCAGGTGAAGGGAGCGCTTCTCCAGGACGTCGTCAATGATCAGGTTGTAGCCCTTGATCACGTTGTCAACTTCCTGCCCCAGGTATTCCTGTGACGGGGGGAGGTCGAGTTCGTGGTCGACGCGCTGGCGCACCTGCTTCTCGGACAGGGTGTTGCCCTCGATCTGGGTGGTCGCGTGGGCGCCTTTGGTCAGGTAGATCCGGTTGAGCTCGGCGGCGACTGACGGCTGGAGGGGGACGCCGGCGATGTGGTCGAGCTTGGAGACGGCTTCGCCGACGAGCATCCAGCACTTGTGGTCAAGCTGCTTCAGGTCTAGGAGGAAGTTGATCCATGGGTGTGACTCCTCGTATGACCGCACCGGCGTCCCCTACTTGTGTTGTGTTTTTGCAGCTCAGAAGGCTCTGTATAGATTGTGGAGCCTATTTTTGTCCAGTGTATCGGGGGCACGTTGAGGGGCAAGTCGGTGGTCGGCCAGGCGTGGTCCCTGGCTGAATTTTGATGCTTCGGCTGCACCGCCGATTCGGGGCGGGCGGTGCCAGGCGCGCCGCGAGCCTCCAAGCACACGGCCGCCCCGCACCTCGGTGAGGGCGGGGCGGAGGTGGAGCGCGGCAGGGCCACCGTGCGGGTGCCGCGGGGGTCAATGCTTCGGATTTACGCAGCCGGGGTGCTGCTCGCTGGGTGCGAGTCCGGCTTGGTCGGCGCGCCGGCACGCTGGACACGGCCTGGCCGCAGACAGGGGCTGAGGCCAGGTGTTCGGGTCGGCCATGAAGGCGTGGGCCCAGTCTTGCCGGTAGTGACAGTTGGGGAGCCAGCAGTGCCAACCGTCCTCGTGGGCGACGAGGTGCAGGTCCGGTGTGGCGTGGTCGTTGCCGCAGGTGAACGGATGCATGCCGCTGTGCGCCTGGAAGGCGTTGAGCGCGGCGACCTGTTCGGGCGTCCACGGGGCGCGAATCATGTCGGTCATCGCTGCTCACCTCCTGCCGCGATCAGGGCTGCGATGAGGATCCAGCCCTTGTGCCAGGCCTGGTCCATGAGATAGCCGGCGTGCGGGTCGCGTTGGAGCCACCCTGCGTGTCCGGTGGCGGCGGCGACGCGGACGATGCCTCGCGGGTGCTCGTCCTGCCAGTGGCCGCCCTGTCGGTCAGCGATGTAGTGGGTGGCTGCGGACACAGCGAGTGCGAGAGCGGCCCGGCGCCAGGACAGGCGCATCCCGGTGGCGCGCTGCACGGCGTAGAGGGCCGCGGCTTGGGTGGCGGTGTAGGTGAGGACGTGCTCGGTGCACGCCTTGGCGCCGTTGCTGTTGGCTCTGCCCTTGTGGACGGCGAGCTCGTCCGTCTGAATCCAGTGGTCGCCGACCTCGTGGGCTGCGGTGAGAGCGGCGTAGGTGGCTGCGAATTGGGCTGTGGTCATGCGGGGGTCTCCTGCTCGTTCCGGTGGACGATCGCGTGCGCGGCCTGGCGGGCGAGGTCGGCGTACTCGCCGCCGGACAGGCCGACGGGTTCGCCGCGTTGGAGCATGGCGAGCGCGTTCGGGCCGAGCCGGATAGCGACCGCGCGCAGAGCAGGCTCGATGAGGTCGGCGAGCTGCCGGACGGTGTACTCGTCGAAGCCGATCGACGGCTGACCGTCGGTGTCCTGGTAGACGACGGACATGCTGACGGTGGGCTCCGGCCGGGCCGCGTGTTCGCAGCCGCCCCAGATGAGCGTGTGGGCGCCCTTGCCGCGGCACGCGCTGTGACAGCCGTCGAAGTCCTGCTCGGTCTGTGCGGTCATGCGGCGGTCTCCATGCCTGCGATGCGGGCGAGTTCGGCGAGAGTGATGTGCCCGTGGTGGATGGCCAGTGCGACAGCGTGCGCGGCGTCCTTGGCGCCGAGAGCCCGGTATGCGTTGGTCAGGTGGTAGGTGATGGTGCTGCTGCTGCGGACGCCGAGGATGCGGGCGATCTGTTTGCCGGTGTGGCCGGCGGCTGCGAGGAGGAGGATCTCGCGCTGCCGGACGGTGAGAGCGCGGGGCTTGGGCGACGGGCCGGTCACTGGCCGTTCCTGTCGTGCAGGCCGAGGGCGTGACGCGGCCCCGGGAAACGGTCGTTGGCGTAGGACTGGCGCTGGATCTGAAAGTCGACGGGAAGTCCGGTGCGCTGCCGGGCGAGTTCGCTGATGGCTGCACAGAGCAGATCCCAGCGCCCGTCGGGCTGGCCGTGGGCGACCGGCGGGAACAGGGCGTCGAACTCGTCGTCGGCCAGGATCAGGCGGACGTCGACGTCCCGCCACTTTTTGCCGACGGCGGCCGATCCGACGAGGTAGGGGACGGCGTCGAAGGCGTCGGTGATCTCGCGGGCGAACGCGTCGAGGTGGAGGGCGGCCGGCATGCCGACGCCGACCATGGGGCGGGGGTTGAGCTGGGCGTCGGTCACAGGTACTCCTCGGGCGGTTCGAGCGTGGTGGTGTCGCGGTCGGGGCTGGTGGCTCTGTGGAGGAGTTCGGCTCCGCGATCGCAGAGGGCTTCGAGCGCGGCCGGGGCATCGCGCCAGTTGGGGTCGCGGTCGCCGGGCGGAGCAGCAGTCATGGCTGCTCGTCTCCGTCCGGGTCCTCGCCGCAGGGCCCGAACCTGATCGGCGTCTGCGGTGCCCAGTCGTCGCCGCGCGCTTTCCGGATCGCGGCACGAACCGGATCGTTGGCCTCGAAGGAGTGCTGCCGGTGGTCCGTGGGCCGGTCGCACCTGTCGCCTCCGACGGACTCGGCGTCGCACAGGCCGCGCCGGGCGGCGGGCCAGTGCTCGGCCGGCTCGCCGAGGGCGACCATCGTCGATGCCCAGTCCTCGAACCGGTGCGCCCGGTCGTCGATGTAGACCGTGGCGGCCAGTTTCCGGTCGGTGACGAGCAGCAGGCCGCGCGTGTTCCAGAAGGGCTTGCGGCGTCCGTACCAGGTGCGGGGCAGGCGGGTGGTGCAGTCGATGTTGTGGCCGGAGGTGCGCTCGATCCAGCGGGCGACCTGGTGGGGGTTGCGGGTGGTGTGGATGAATACGGCGTCGCGTTCCAGCAGGGTGAGGAGTCCGGCGAGGGCGTCGGGTTTCCAGTCGCCGTAGATGGTGCCGTCGGCCCAGCCTCGGTCGTAGGTGTGGATGACGCCGTCGAAGTCAACTGCTGTGGTCACGGCTGGTGTCCTGCACTTTCGGGTCGATGAGGTCGATGTAGTCGCGGGCGAGGCAGGCACTGCACCCCTCGCAGACGCAGTCGGGTTCGTAGCCGTCCTGGCGGAGGTGCTCGCGCTGCTGCTCGGCGAGCTCGTGGGCGTAGGCGTCGAGGTTGGCTTCGGCTCGGGCGGTGCTGAGGCCGGCTTGCTGAAGGTGGGCCACCATGCGGGCGCGGGCGGGGAGATTGGTCACGGCTGGTCCTTGGGCTTGATCACGAAGGAGGCTGCATCGTCAAGGTCGAGCCAGACGAGCAGGGTCACGAGTGCATCGGCGTCCGGTCTGCGGCCGTCGGCGAGGCGGGACAGGGTCGAGGCGGACAGGTCGAGTTGAGCGGCGACCTGGCGCCAGGTGAGGCCATCGGCTCGCCGCTTGATGTCGAGGCGGAGGTGGAGTTCCGGGACGTCGAGTTGGTGGGTGCTCATGCGGTGTACCTGCGGGTGGGGATCCCGGCCTGCTCGGCGAGCTCTGCGCAGTGGGCCGTGCCGTGGCTCGGGTGCGGCTTGAGCTCCGTGCAGCTCGGCTTGCTGCACGGTGCGAGGAACGCGAGGCAGGCGTCGGCCCCGGCGTTGACCATCTCGGCGTTGCGTCGGAAGCCGGCCGCCCGGTCGAAGACCCCGCCGGGGCGCCAGTCCGCGGGGTGGCCCTCCTCGATGACGGGGCGCCGGTTGTCTCCTTGTGCGGCGGCGGCCCAGGCCGCGGCGTGTGCGTCGGCGCCGTCGGGGCAGTCGCCGTGGACGACGACGATCGTGGCGGTGCTGGGCGCGCTGGCCATGACGGTGGAGGCGATGGCCTGCCAGACGGTGCGCCGGTCGTCCCAATCGCGGCTGCCGGTGACGAGGATTCGGTACTGGGTCATGCGGCCTCCTCGTAGCTGCGCGGCTGGGCGTGCCTCCAGGTGGCCGTGCGTCTGCTGGGCCGCTTGTGCGTGGCTCGGGCGTAGCGGCGGGCGCGGAGTCGGCCGCGGCGCCACGACGGGCGTCGTCTGACGCCTCGCCGGATCCAGGCGCCGGTGAGGATCAGGGTGTAGAGCACGACGGTGGCGAGGAAGGCCAGGACGGCGATCCAGGCGACGATGGCGTTGAGGATGGCGAGCGCGGTGTCGATGGCTTCGAAGAGGAGGACCGCGGTCATGTCGCTGCTCCTTTCGCGGCCACGTGGTCGAGGACGCGGTGTGCGTCTTCGGCGGCGAACGCGGCGAGGAAGTACGGGTCGGTCATGTCCTGGCCGGGTCGGCGGCGGGCAGCACGGACAGGGCGGCCGCGGCCAGCACCTCCGGGGTGCCGAGCACTTCGGTCAGGACGCCGTGCTCCCACACGCAGGGCTGGACCCGCTTCCGTGCGCAGTCGTCCTCTGTGTCCTCGCAGCCGTCGCCCGTGCAGACGGCGGAGCGGATCGCGTCGGCCGCGGCGGTCAGGAGATCGGTAGGCGGGGCCGCAGCGGGCTCATCGTCGGCCGGCTGCTCCTCGTTGACCGTGTGGTCTGGGATACGCGCCGGGCGCGGTTCGGTGCCGTACAGCAGCCAGTCGACGCTCACCTGGCAGGCCTCGGCAATCAACGCCATGTCGAGGGTGTTGGGCCGCTGCTTGCCTTCGATGATGTTGCGGAGCCGGTCGGACGGCATGCCGTTCGCGGCGAAGCGGTCGGCGGCGTCGTCGGCGTTGGCCCAGGCCTGCTGGATGCGGGGCAGGTACAGGGACGGGTCGGTCATGGTCACTCCGGTCGAGGTCGGGTGGGGCCGCCGCGGTGGACGGCCCCGGTGGCGATGGGTCAGTCGGTGGCGTTCGGGTCGGTGACCAGTGCGTCCCACTTCACGAGGTCCCAGCAGTGCTCACACGAACCGGGACCAACTGGCGTGGCGTGCGCGCAGCAGAGCGCTCCGTCGGAACGCCGGTACGGCGCGGGCGGCGTGTACGTGTCGGCCGACTGGACGGGGTCGACGTGGGTGAGGGCGATGCAGGCGTCGTGCCCGTCGACCCAGACGACCGCGGTGTGGCCGCCAAGGACTTCGGCTTCGCTGCGCGTCTTGGTGTCGAGACGTTCGCCGTCGCCATCGTCGGGCCGGACGCCGGGGTAGGCGGTGACGGGGGTGCCGATGGGGTAGCGGGCGTTCCAGCGGTCGGCTTCGGCGGCCGGGTTGGTCTCGGTCATGCGGGGCTCCTGTTTGCGGGCGGCGAGGTAGGCCGTGAACTCGGCGACGGCCTGGCGGTCGCCGGGGCTGAGCTGGTAGCGGGGGTTGTTGCCGCAGGGCGGTCCGGACACTGCTGCTCCCGGGGGTCGGCCGGGGCCGTCGGCGTGACGGCCCCGGGGCGCGGTCAGGTCAGGCGGTGGGCTGCATGTTGAGGAGCGCGTGGATCACGGCGCGCACGGTGGCCGCGGACTGGCGGGACGGATGCCGGGCGATCTCGGCGGCGAGGATCTTCCAGGCGTTCCGTTCGCCGCGGCGGCCGATCCAGGCCTTGAGGCAGCGTTCGTGGACGAGGCCGTCGGCGGTGCGGGCCATGCGGTCGTCGTACTCGGTGCGGCAGTGGGGGCAGTCGGGCAGGCCGTTGGGCGCGCCGTCGGTGTCGCGGCCTCCGTCGTCGGTGGGGTCGATGTCGACGGCGGGGAGGTCGACGGTGATACGGATGGTCGAGCGGTCAGGCATCGAGTGCTCCGTGGTTCGTGGGAGGGTGGGGTGCCGGCCGCCGCTGACTCGAACAGCGGCGGCCGTGCTGTGGTTCATGGCGTGGGGAGTGGAATCGCGTCCTGCACGACGACCGCGGCCTCCACCAGCTCGGGCAGCGGGCCGGGCTTGATCTCGAAGTGCGCGGTGGCCCAGTTCCGTTCGCGCATCTCCGCGAACGTCAGGGCGTTGCGGCGCTGCTCCCCGCCGAGGACCGCGGTCAACGTGCCGTCGGGGTGGAGGGTGCAGTCGAACGGCGGCATGTCCCCGTTGTGGACGCGGATCGGGGTCGGCTCCGCCGGGAGCTCAAGCTCCTGCGCCTCGACCGTGTCCACGGTGTCGGCGCCAGCGGCCTTGGCCCGGCAGTGCGGGCACATCTGCTGGTGCCGGTTCACGAGGCGCTCCCCGACTTGCGGGTGCCGTGGGTGTTGCAGTGGTGGCAAATGAGGTGGAGGTTGGCGAGCGTGTTGGTGCCCCCGGCCTTGCGGTGGATCTTGTTCTTGAGGATCAGGGCGGCCGGTTCGAGGGCCGTGGCGCAGGTGGCACAGCGGCCGTCCTGGGCGGCGTACAGGGTGCGCTTCTTGGAGCGGCGCTGCCGGCCGCACAGCATTCGGTTGGTGCGGATCGGGCGGGTGGTCACGGTTCTGCTCCCTCGTGCTCGGGGTGGTGGATGATGGGCGGGCCGGCGCCCCGCACTTCGACTGCGGGGCGCCGGTGCTGTCACACGTGGCCGAACTCGATGTCTGCCAGCTCGGCGCGCGCCTCGGCGACCGTGGTCCGGCCGTTGGCGAGGTCGTAGATCAGGCCGACGGCGTGGTACTCGCCGCTGTCAGTGGCGTCGCGGAGGCTGGAGGCGATCTCGGAGATCAGATCGAAGACGTCGGCGTCGGAGTCGCCGTGCTCGTCGACGTCGTCCTCCCGCTCGACGCCAGCGTCGTTGATGGCGTCGGCGACGCCTTCGACGAGGTGGGCGCGCGCGTCCTCGGGCATCTCGGGGTCGAACGCGAAGTGGATGCGGGCGATCGGCTTCTCACCAGCGGTGAGGGTGATGTCGTCCTCGGTGCTGGGCTCGAGGCCGTCGGCGCCGAGGTTGACGGCCCAGGCGGACACGTCAGCTGCGCTGGTGAGGAGGCGGTTGATGCCGCGCTGCGCCGCGTTGAAGTCGTGCGGGGTGAGCATCCCCCAAGTGGTGCCGTTGACAACTTCGCGGTCGGTGACGGTGGAGTCGATGAACGCGCGGTCCATGCGCTCCCCGATGCCCATGAAGTCCGGGTCGTCTGTGGACATGGCGTGCTGGCGGGCGGCTTCGTCGCGGAGGTCTTCGTCGGTGTACAGGCGGTCGGTCATGGTCGTGTCCTTCCAGGTCACTTGGAGGTGGGGGCGCAGCCGTGGGCGATGAGGGCCAGGCCGAACCGTTCGGCGTGACCGCCGAACGAGATCTCGTTCGCGGCTGTCATCGCGCCGCGGGTCCAGTCGGCCATCGACGCGACCGCGGCTGCGGCACCGTTCGCGTCGTAGGCGGTGGTGAACAGGCCGAGGGTGCGGCCCTCGTGGTGAGCGAGGACCCACGGGTACTGCGGCAGTGGGGCGTGTGCGGCAGGGACCTCGTAGACACGCAAGCCGGGTACGGGCTCGGTGGCCTCGACGGTGAGGGTGCCGGTGGCAGTGGTGAGTTCGACGGTGGGCATGTGCTGCTCCTTGATCGGTGTGGGATCGTGCTGGGTGCGGCCGCCCCTGTTACGAGCAGGGGCGGCCGTGCTGGTGGTCATGCGGGCAGGTCGAGCACGCCCTGCGCGAACCGCTCGCGGGCCAGGTCGTGGTAGTCCGGGTTCAGGTCGATGCCGATGTACTTGCGGCCGAGCTGCCGGGCTGCTGCGCCTGTGGTGCCGGACCCGGAGAACGGGTCGAGGACGGTCCCGCCCGGTCGGCAGCCGGCCTTGATGCAGCGGAGCGGAAGCTCGATGGGGAACACGGCGAAGTGAGCTGCGGGGTACGGCTTCGTGGTGATGTCCCAGACGTCTCCGGGGTTTCGGCCGAGCGGGTGCCCGTCGACTCCGGGCTCGTCCCGCTGCGAGGTGGAGTGCGTCTGTGCCGGCAACACGCCGAGGCGCTGCCGCTCCTTGTGACCTCGAGGCCTGCGCTGCGGTCGCATGCTGTGGGGCTCGCGGATGGCGTCGAGGTCGAAGCTGTACCTCGAGGCCTTCGTCAGCAGGAACAGGTGCTCGTGCCGTGAGGACAGCCGGTCCGTGACGGACTCCGGCATGGCGTTGTGCTTGTACCAGATGACCTCGTTGCGCAGGATCCATCCGTCGTCCTGGAGGGCGAACGCGGCGCGCCACGGGATACCGATCAGGTTCTTGGTGGGCAGCGCCGTGGTGCCACGGATCGTCTCGGCAGTGAAGGTGCAGTCCTTCCGCTGCCCGGTCTGGCCCTGCCTGTGGGTGGAGCCGGGCGGATACGCGTAGCTGTCGCCGAGGTTGAGCCACAGCGTCCCGTCGTCGGCGAGCACCCGGCGCGCCTCGGCGAACAGGACGCGCATCGTCTCGACGTAGGCCGCGGGCGTCGCCTCCAGCCCGTACTGGCCGGGCGTGCCGTAGTCGCGGAGCCCGAAGTAGGGCGGGCTGGTGACAATGCAGTCGACCGCGCCATCGGGCAGGGTGCGCAGGGTGTCGAGGGCGTCGCCGAGGAGGAGGGTCACCTGCTGGTCGCGGTAGTACGGGGGCTGGTCGGTCATCGGTGGGTCCTTGTCTGATCAGCGGGCTAGATGGCGGGTGGCTGGTTAAGCGGCTGGGATGGGGAAGGCGTCGTGGACCTGGCCGTCGAGTTCGCGGCCGGCGCGCCCCTTGCCCCAGCGCCGGATCGCGGCCATCCCGTTCGGGAGGCCGCATCGCTCCAGCGACCAGGGCTTGTGCCCGATCTCGTGGAGCCAGTACCGGCGCTCGCCGTCCTCGTCGGACCAGCTGCCGGTGTGAACGTGGGTGGCGCCGCGGGCCTCGCTGTCGGCCTTCGCGACGACCAGCTCCTCGTCGGTGCCGAGCCAGCCGACCTCCGGGTCGCAGACGCGGACCTGGAAAGGGGCGGGTCCCCACTCGCCCCACTGCTTGAAGAAGAACGGCACCCCGGAGTGCGCACACTGGTCCCGGATCGTGCGCGCCCATCCCGGGTGCATCGCCCGCGCCTTCGGGCCGGACTCGCCGCCGACGATCACCCAGTCGATCCGCGGCCCAACCGCCATCTCCTGGAACACGCGGCCTCGGTCGTCGGTCTGGTCGGGGCCCCAGCCGGGCCGCCCGTCGAGCCAGTACGTCAGCTTCGGCCGGCCGCGCCCGGGGACGATGGGGCCGCACAGGTCGATGGGGCCGAGGAGCGGTTCGCAGGACAGGAACCGGACGGCGGCCGGGGTCTCCAGCAGCGCCGGGATGCGGAGGTCGGCGCGCTTCTGGTCTTCGACGCTGACTCCGAGCCACACGTTCGGGAGGGGCCAGGTGAAGTCGCCGCAGCCGGGCTGAATGTCCTCTCGCTGGGTGTCGACCTGGGCGACGAACTCCCGGCTGCTGAGGAGGGACCGCATCCGCCCGTGGCGCTTGGTCAGCACCTGGTACGTGTGCTGCGGGGTGAGCGACATGACGGCGAACGCTCGGGTGAGGTAGTCGTCGGGGATGTCCTTGTGGAACAGGTCGGACATCGAGTTGACGAACACGCGCTTCGGCTTGCGCCACCTCAGCGGCAGCGCCAGGCGCTCGGGCCGCAGCGTCAGGTCGAAGCCGGTCTCGAAGTGGTGTCCGGCGGTGCCGCGGAAGCGTTCGGTGAAGGTCTCGGCGTAGCAGTTGTCGCAGCCGGGCGAGACTTTCTCGCAGCCGGTGACGATGTTCCAGGTCGCGTCGGTCCATTCGATCTTGCTCGTGGTGGCCATGGGGTGCTGCTCCTTGTTGGCGCGGTGAGGGCGTTGGTCTGAGGTCAGGCGGCGGCCGGCTTGTCGGCGCCGGGGCATGGGTTGCCGGTGGAGAATCCGGCGGCGGTGAGTCCGAAGTGGCGGCGGATGGTGCCGTCGCCCTTGACCGTGTAGGGGCGGTCGCAGGCGCCGCAGTTGGCGTGCGTGCCGACGAGGGCGCGCGTGCGGAGTTCGCCCGCGATCCGCTCGACCTCTTCGCGGAGCAGCTCCTCTTCGGCGTCGTTGCTCGCCGACTCGGGGTTGTACTTCTGGGGCTCCCACTCGCCGAGGGAGACCATCAGCATTCCGGCGGCGTGGTGGTGGGCTGCTCGGCGGATGTCGGCGGCGCGGCCGGGGGTGATGAGGGTGGTCATGGGGTGGTCCTCCTGGGTGTGTGACGGGTTGGTGGTTGGTCGTATGGGGCGTTGGGGTTCTCGCCCTGGGCGCCTGTCAGGCGGCGGGTGGGTGGCTGCCGGTGTCGGGGTCGCAGCCGAGGTGGGTGTCGTATCCGCGGCTTGCCCAGTCGGGGTTCATGGGGTGGTGGCAGATGCGGCATGGGGGTCCGGTGGGGGTGGTGTTTTCACTCGTCTCCCCCGCACCTCCCCCCTCCCTAGAGGGAGGGCGGGGGGAGGGAGGTGCTGCAAGGGCCTCCCCCGGACCTCCCCCGGGGTTTGGGGGGAGGTTTGACCTGGGGTTTTGCTCGAACTCCCCCGGCCTCCCCCCAAGATCGTGGGGGAGGTGGCCGTTCAAGATCGCGGGGGAGGTTTGGGGGGAGGTATTTCGGGGCGAATCGGACGCAACTTCAGAGGCCATGACCGATTCGTCATCCCCTGCCCCGATATTGGCGCCCGGAATGACATCCCCCGTCCCGTTTTGCGCCTCATCCAGGGAGCCGCGGCGCTTGCGGATCCGGACGGCCTCCTCGATCCGGTCCTTCCGGATCTGGATCTTGTATTCGGCGCACCACTTGATGACCCGGGGGCTCCCCCACCCGACGGGCACCTTCGCCCGGTCCAGGACCGCAACGAGCCACTCCGGCGTTCCCTCTGTCAGCGACCTCGGCCGGGAGTCCAGCGACTCCAGGACCACGGAGGTGACCGGCCGGCCGTCGGGCTTCGTCTCCCCGTCGAGAGTGACGACCTTCAGCCCGAACTCGATGTCGGCGCCCTCTTCGTTGTCCTTCTGCTTGCCGACCTTCATCGTGATCGTGATGTTGGAGGCGTTGTCGCCCTTCTTGGAGACGTGCATCTCCGACTGCAGGGCGCCTTTGGCGGCGGAGGCGCCGCGGCCGTGTTCGCCGACGTGCCCGGTGTGGTGGATCAGCAGCACGCACGCCTCGGTCGCGCGTCGCAGGTCGTCCATCCGCTCGATGACGATGCCGAGTTCGGTGTTGGAGTTCTCCTCGACGCCGACGGACACGCGGGCCTGGGTGTCGATGACGATGAGCTGCGGGCGCAGCCGGCGCATCGCCTCGATGAGGACGTCCCACTCGGGGCCGCGGGCCTGGACGGGCCGGGGCAGGAAGAGGACGTTGTCCATGCGCGTCCCGTAGTGCTTCTCCCAGGCTCGGACGCGCTGGCGGATGCCGCGGGCGCCCTCGGCGACGAGGTAGACGACGGTGCCCTGGCGGACGTACTGGCCGTGCCATTTCATGCCGGTGCCGACGTGGGCGGCGAGGTCGATGGTGACGAAGCTCTTCATGTGCCCGGACGGGCCGATGATCCGGGCGAGGGTGTCGAGATGGAGGAGGTCGCCGACCAGTGGGTCCAGGGTCGGCATGTCGTCGAGGGCGCTGGTGTCCAGGAGCTCGGCGAGGAGCGCGTCGGCGGGGTCGCCGGAGCGGCCGAGGGCCCGTTCCTTCTGCCGGGCCAGGTACTCGTCGATGAAGGTGACCGCTGTGCCGGGTTCGGCGTCGGGGGCGGTGGCCTGCTGGACGATGCGCCGGCCGAGGTCGGCTTCGGCGCGGAGGTCGGCAGCGCGGCGGACTTCGTGGGCGTAGTACTCGGGGTCGTTGCCGTGGTCGGAGATGGAGGCGACGTAGGCGATGCCGCCCGCGCGGCGCAACTCTTGGCGGCGTTCGAGTTCGAGGCGCAGGGTGAGCGGCTCGACGGGCTGGCCTTCGTCGTGGAGGTGGCCGAGGACGTCCCAGATGAGTTCGTGGGCTGGGAGGGCGAAGTCTCCGCGCTGGATGATGGTGCGGATGTCGGGGATCCGCTTGGGGTAGTGCACGCAGCCGCCGAGGACGTACCGCTCGGCGTCGTACTGCTCGGAGCCGTGCGGGTCCGCCTGTTCGTCACGCTGCATGTGGCGGACGTTGGTCACGTGCGGTCTCCTCAGAAGAGCGTGGTCGGCGGGCACTGGTGGCTGGTGAGGTGCTGGTGGGGGCAGTCCGGCGGGTGCCGGGGGCTGGTCCAGCGCAGGCACAGTGCTCTGTGGGGGAGGCGGGGCAGGCACCAGACCAAGTTGTCGGGGGTGCTGTCGGCGAGGGCCTGCGGGTAGGGGAGGCGGGCGGTGTCCGGTGGGAGGGGGACCCGGGCCTTGAGGGCCGCGGTGTCCCCGACCCACTGGACGAGGAGGGGCTGGCCGCAGGCGGAGCAGCGGGAGTCGGCGCCGCCCCGCCCGCGGCCGGCCCCGCTCATCAGGCCGGGGTTCCGTTCATGACCGGCTCGGTGATCTGCTCACCGACCGCGGTGACGACGTCGCCGAACGCGGTGCGGAGCGTGTCCGCCGGGCGCTCGAGCTTGTAGCCCATGAGCAGGCCCCGGTCGGTGATGCGGTAGCGGAGGCGGGCGGTGAGCCGGTAGCCCTCGCTGCCCTCGAAGGGCACCAGGCCGATGGTGAAGACCTCGGGGACGGTGAGCTGTCCCTTCTGCCCGGCCTTCGTGGACTGGGTCTCGACGTACTGGAACTGCCTCTGTCCGGTGGAGAGTCGGATGCCGGACTGGAAGTCGACCTTGGTCGCGGCCTGGATGGACTGGGCGATCTCCAGCATGTCGGCGGAGGACGGCTCCAGGAGCTCGGGCAGGTGGTCCTCGATGAACTCGGCGAAGTCTTCCTGCTTGAGGAGTTCGCCGTCGTTCTTGGTCCACTGCTTCCACGCGTCGGTGGTGCGCAGGGCGAGGACGAGGCGGTGCTGCTGCCAGGCTGCTTCGTCGGCGGAGTGGGCGTCGAGGACGGCGGTGACGGTGAGGCGCTCGCTGTCGGAGTAGACCTCGGATGAGTCGTCGTGGTGCTTGTCGTAGTAGGCGATCCAGGAGGCGGCGTCGCGGACGGTGGTGGTGCCGGCCTTCCGCGGGGGGATGCCGGTGTGCTCGGGGCCGGTGAGGTCGACCTTCTGGAGTCCGGCCGGGGTGACGAAGGTGTAGTACTTGCCGATCTCCAGGTCGTGGGGTGCGGCGGAGCGGAGGGCGGTGTCGATGACGGGCTGGAGGTTGTCGGTCATGGTCAGGCGTCCTTGAAGGTGTCGGTGGTCGGGGCGGTGCGGAAGTCGATCTGCATCTGGCGGGGGTCCTCGCGGACGGGGTTGCCCTCGTCGTCCAGGAAGTAGAGGGACTTGACGGGGGTCGGCTTGGGGGCCTTGACCGTGGACTCGACGCCGATCGGCATGGGTGCGCTTTCCACCCCGTTGGCGGGCGGGTCGACGACGATCGTGATGACCATCTGGCCCTTCTTGCCGTGGGCGCGGACGGCGTCGAGGAGCTGGTGGAACTCGCGGCTCAGCTCTTCGTCGGTGCGGCCGTTGAGGTGGCTGCCGAGGAATGCGGCGACGGGTGCCTGCGGCTGCTCGTCGGTGATCTCGCCGGTGTTGTGGTCGACGCTCATGTGCTGGTGGTGCCTTTCGGGTTGCTGTGCTGCGGGTTTCGGCTCGGGAGGTCTGTTTGCTGGCCGTTGATGCAGTGCCGCCACCAGCCGGGGCGCCCGGGGATCCGGACGGGTGGCCAGTCGGGGGTGGCGGTGACCTGGTTTGGTGGGTGTCGGGCGTTGGTGTCCATGGGCTGCTCCGTGTCGTTTGGGGTGGGCCCGCCCCGCGTGTGGGGGTGGGGGCGGGCCCGGGTGGCGGCCGCGGCGCGTTGGGGGGGATGTGCGCTGGGGGTCCGGCCGCCGGGAGGGTGGTCTCAGCCGTCGAGCTCGGCGTCGGTCATCAGGTCGTGTGGGATCCGCCCGGTGACGAGGACTTCGCGGAGATCGGCGGCGGCCCTTCGGTAGGTCGCGGCCCGCTCGTGCTGGTGGCGTTCGGCGGCGGTGGGCTCGTCGATGAGCAGCTCGTCACCGAGTTCCGGGGCGCTCTTGCCCATGCGCTCCCAGCGTTCGGCGAGCGTGTTGACGGCGGTGAGGGTGGCGCTCGGATCGGCCTTGCCGCCGTCCCACAGGTTGGCGACGTGCCGCAGGACATGAGCTGCGGCCGGCTTGTCCATGCCTGCGGCTGCCGACTCGATCTCGACGCCGCCTTCGGTCTTGCCGGGGCGGATGATGACCATCGCGAGGGCGTCGGTGCCGTCGATCGCGGTGATGGTGACCTTGTCGGTCATCGTGGTCTCCTTAGGGGTGCCCCGCCGGATTCCGCCCGGCGGGGCGCTGTTGTCGGGCGGTCAGGTGGCCGACGGGTCGGCCGGTTTCGCAGCTGCGGTGCCCGGCTCCGGCATGCCGGCCAGGGCCCACGGGCTGTGGGTGGAGCAGCGCCAGCCGCACGGGTAGAGGCGGACGCGGCCGTCGTGCTCGCCGTCGGGGGTGTCGCAGGGCTGCGGCTCGGCGGCGGTCATGCGGCGTTCCTGCTGCGTCGGCCGGGAGCGTTGACCCCGCCGCTCCGGCCGGCGTTCTTGGGCTTGCGGCCGTGCCGGGCGCGGCGTTCCCATTCGGTGAGTCCGCCCCAGGTGCCGCGGTCTTCGTGGTTGCGGAAGGCGTGTTCCAGGCAGTTCTGGATCACGGGGCAGGTCCAGCAGATCGTCTTGGAGTCCCTGATCGCCGTGAGCTGGGAGCGCTCGGGGAAGAACATCTCCTTGTCGATTCCGGGTGCCTGGCAGGCGGCACGGTCTTGCCACTCGGGGTCACGGCCGGGGCCCGGGACGGAGCCGGTGTGGTGGCTCATGCCGCGCCCCTGTCTGCCCGGGCCTGCGACTGGCGCGTCGACTTGCAGGTGTGGCAGTACGCGGTCCCGGCGGCGTCGATCCGGGCGTGCTCGGCCTGACGGTGCCCGGCCTGGCACGTTTCCCGGAGCGGTTGCCGCCCTTGCAGGTAGCGGAGTTGCTCGCGCGTGCGGCGCCGTTCGTCGGCGTCGAGGACGTGCTCGGGGGCGACGCAGTGCCGCATGCCGCAGTCGGCGACGGCGTTACCGATCGGGTCCCGGCCGGTGCGGAGGAAGAAGGCCACGGCGGCGGCGCTGCGGTGGCTGTACTGGAAGGAGATGAGGGGCCGGTTGCTGTTGGTGCTGCGTTCGCCGGTCCATTCCATGTGGCCGTTGGTGGTGGAGACGGCGTGCTGGCGCCAGCGGTCGGTGAGGCTGGGCTGTTCGGATCCTCGGACGTACACGGGCAGGCCGGCCTCGTCGCGGATGCGGCGGACGCGGCCCCTGTCGCAGGCCAGGTCGCGGGCGATGCGGGCGGCGCTGTGGCCCAACTGGAGTGCGGCGAGGATCTGCTCGCGGGTGGCGTTGGCGGGCATCAGGCTGCCACCTCCGCCTGGTGGAGTACGGCGCGGAGGCGGGCCCCGATCCATGCTCCGACCGCCGGGGAGACGGCGTTGCCGTAGCCGTCGACCTGGTCGCGGTTACTGCCCCAGACGATGAACGTGCCCGCGCGGTCGGGGAAGGTGACGTCGAAGCCGCAGCCGCGGCCGACCTCGTGCGCGGCCATCATCCGGAAGTGGCAGTCCTCCAGGGGCATCTCGGCGAGCGCGGCCCGCCAGTCGGCCATGAGGAGGGCGGTGGTGTCGCGGACGGTGAGGGTGCCGAGGGGGTCGGTGAGCGGGTGCGGGGCGGTCTCGTTGCCGGTGCTGCCGTTCTGCTTGAACCAGCCGGCGGCGGTGAGCAGTCCGGGGATCTGGTCCGAGGTGACGGTCGGCATCGCCTCGCTGTGCGCGACGGGCAGGGTGTTCTTTCGGAACGGGACTACTCCGGAGGACACCAGGGCGAGGGTCTCCGAGCCGACCTGGGTCGGCAGCGGGTGGTCGGTGCCGCGCGGGGCGCCCTGGTAGTTGGCGACGGCGAGGAGGACGGCCTTCTCGTGGGTCGAGGTGACGGTGTCCATGGGGCGGGTGATGTGCTGCCCGTCGCCGTTGTGCCGGTGGGCGGCGAGGACGGTGCCGGTCGAGAGGAGGGCGGTCTCCTGCTGGCTGGTCTGTGTGGCCAGGGGCTGGAGCAGGTAGCGCTCGGAGCCGTGTGCCGCTTTGGCCGGCATGAGGACTGCGGGGAAGTTCGCGAACCGCTGGCGGCAGCGTTCGGCGCGGGCCATGGTGGCGGGCGCGAGGGGGCGGGCGCGGTCGCCGATGCGCTGGCCGAGGGTGCTGAGGTCGAGCGCGGCGAGCGACGGCGTCATCGGCGGGACGACTTCGCGGCGGCAGGAGGGGCAGCGGTAGTCGTACTGCTTGCCGTAGCGGACCGAGCCGGTGGGCGGGACTCCGGTGCGCCAGGTCCAGACGGCCTCGACGTCCTTGTCGCAGCGGTGGCAGCGGGAGACGGGCCGGTGGTCGAGGTCCGGGGCCGGGACGGACTTGTCCCAGAAGGCGATGTAGAGGCGGTCGCGGGACTGCGGCACGCCGAAGAACTGGCTGTTGAGGTAGAGCACCTTGTGCCGGTAGTTGAGCAGCTCGAACTGCTTGAGCCACCAGCGGTACGTGGTGCCGTCGCCGTACTTCTTGCCCGGCACGGCCTTGCCCCAGGAGCTGAGCTCGGTCGTGCACTCGACGAGGATGAGGCGCGGGTGGTGGGTCTGGGCGTAGTGCAGGACGCAGTTCGCGGTGGCCCGGTCGCGTTCGGAGCGGGTGACGCGGGCTTCGTAGTCGGGGTCGTCGAAGTCGAACAGGGTCGCACCCTGTTCGTATGCCTTGACCGTGTTCGCCTGGCTGTGGTTGACGCAGCTGATGCCGGCCACGAGGAGGTCGGCCTTGGGGAGGTCCCGCACGTCGTGGTAGTCGGCGGCCTCGGGGTCGACGAGGTCGGCGATCCAGTGTTCGGCGTAGGAGTGGTTCGCCTCGTGGACTTCTACCTTGTAGGCGTTGTGGTTGGCGGCCATGATCGTCGTGAATCCGGCGCGCCTGACGCCCTCGGTGAGGCCGCCGAAGCCGGAGAACAGGTCGACGGCGGTGGGGTCGTCGTGGCGGAAGCGGCGGCGCTTGACGGCCGGCCGGTGTGTGGCGGTGCGGACCTTCTTCTTCACGGTCATCGGGCCACCGCCACGGTGGCCGTCGGCCACTGCACACCGTCCAGCGCGCGGCGCTGCTGCGGCGGGAGGACGACGAGCGGGTAGCCCAGCCAGTCCAGGCCCATCGCGGCGAACACGGCGGCGTCCGCGGCGTCGTACTTGCCCGAGCCTTCGCACCAGATGCCGAGCTGCTCGACGACGAACGAGCAGACCATGCCCTTGCAGATGCGGGCCCGCTTGTCGCGCGGGTACTCGCGTCCCGGGTTGGCCTTGCCGGTGGCGTAGGTGTAGCGGGCCTGGGGGTTGACGACGGCGAAGGGGATGCCGCGGCGGTGGAGTTCGGTGGTGAGGACCCACCAGAGTCCGGCGAGCTGGTGGACGGCGGAGCCCTTGGCGCCGCGGGCGATGTCCTCGATGACGACGAGGTCGGCGGCCTTGGCGCGGTCGGCGACTTCGCGGCGGAGGTAGTCGATGCGGGCGTGTCCGGTGAGCCCGGGGTGGCGGATGGCGTCGGCCCAGTCGGCGCCTGCGATGCCGAGGCTGTTGAGGCTGGCGTCGATGCCGATGACGAGGGGCCGGGGTCCGGTCGCCGCAGGGGCGGCTGGGGCGGTGGAAGGGGTGGCAGCGTCGAAGAGAGTAGGTGCGGTAGTCACTGGTTCCCCTCGGAGTAGTGGTCGGTGGCAGCCGGGCCGCAGGCGTCCATGCGGGCGGAGAGGCTGGAGAGGTAGTCCTCGTCCTCGGGGGCGAGCTGCTGGCCGGCGGCCGGGGTGAGGGCGGCGGGCATGACCGTGACGCGGGTCCGGGTCGGCGGCCGGACGCAGGCCCGGTAGATGGCCGCGGCGGCGCAGAGGAGCACGGCGATGGCGAGGGCAGCATTGGCGATGTCGTGGCCGCTCATCCGGCGCCCCCCGGGATGATGTGGCCGTTGGCGCAGCGGACGATCGCGCCGTGCTCGGTGGCCGCGATGTCGGCCTGGCACGGGTCGCACCACACGAACCGCTGGGCGGCGAGCGCACCCACGATGAGGGGCTTGCGGGGCCCGCGGTGCCGCCCGTGAGCCCGGCCACGAGCGGGCTCGGACGCTGTGGGCCGCACGAGCCGACGCACGATGAGGAACGCCAGGCTCAGAGACACCATCAGGACGGCGGCACCCACGGAGATCGGGTTGACGATCACGGTGTCACCCGCTTCCCGCGCTGATCGATGCGGGCCTGGAGCGCCATGCACCGGTCCAGCGCGCGACGCAGGTCCGTTGCCGGGTGGGTCGGCCGGCCGGACGCGCCGTCGACGGGCCGCTTGTCCTGGTCCCTCGGCGGGGTCCACGCCCGGTGGGCCTTGACGCGCGCCTCCCAGGCGGCGATCTCCTCGGCAGTGGCCACAGTGGCGTCGGCGTCGAGGAGATCGGCGCGGGCGCGCTCCGCCTGGGCCTCGGCCATCGACTCCTCGGCCGCCTTACGCAGCTGCGACACTTCGCCGATGAGCTGGCCCCAGTTCAGGTGCCACTTCTGCTCGCCGAGGGCGTCCGCGAGGGCCTTGCGGTGTACGTCGTGCTCCTCCGGGACGTCCGAAACGGTGCGAGCTTGGCCGTTCCCCGCGAGGGCCTTGTTCCGCCCGGCAAGGCTGGTGTTCGCCTTTACCGCGGCGGCCAGCTGGCGGACGACGTCCTCGTGGGCGGAGCAGGCGGTGTCGCGCTGGGCTTGGGCTGCGTTCCGGTCGGCCTGGGCCGTGTCGAGCAGGCGCTGCAGATGTGCGGTAGTGGCCTTGAGCGCGGCGAGGGCCTGTTCGTGGTGGTCGCGGGTGACGAATGGGAAGCGGTTCACAGGCGTGCTCCTTGCAGGCGGCCCAGTTCCAGACGGAGGTCGACCCCGGCGGCGGCGAGGGCCTGTTGCAGCGAGAGGGCGAAGCCGGGCACGTCGGTGAGGTCCGTGTCCGGGCGGCCGACCCGGTCGATGTGCTCGGCGACGACGTCCTTCGCGCGGGACAGGTCTTCGTAGGCGCGGCGCATCTGCCGGGTGCAGGCGGTGGCGGTCTTCTGCTCCGAGTCGCGTTCGGCGATCAGTACTTCGATCGCCCGGTCCTTCGCGGCGAGGCGCTCGTTGAGTCGACGGCCCATCACGCCTCACCTGCTCGCGGAGCCGGGATCAACGGCCAGGAACCGTCGATCACCTTGTCCGGCGCCCCGCCCTGCTCCGCGGTGGCCTTCGTCCGGAACCACTGCTGCAGTCCGGCCTGCTGCTCCGCCCGCCACGCCTTCTGCGCCGCGTACAACTGCTGCGGGCCCATGCTGTTGAGCTGCCCGTACTTCGCGAACAGGGCCTCGGTGATGAGCAGTGCGGCCAGCGCGTCGGCCTCGGCGGTGTGCCAGTCCTCCAGCTCGACGCCGTACCGTTCGGCCGTCGGCTTCAGCTTCCGCATGCCCGAGCCGCGCAGCCGCTGAAGGTACTGCCGGTCGATGACGTGCGGGTCCAGCAGGGGAAGCGGGCCCGTGCCGACTCGGTCGTGAACGGTGGGCAGGCCGTTGCGGATCAGGTCGTAGTGGAGGATCGACCAGTCGAAGGAGTGGTTGAAGGCGATGACCGGCAGGTTCTGCCCGATGGCGTAGGCCAGGCAGTTCGCGATCTCGTCGAGCGCGGTCTTGGGGTTGAGCCCGTAGACCTGCACCATTTCGTCGGTGATGCCGTGAACGGCGGTGGCCTCGGCCGGGATCGGGATGCCCGGGTTGATCAGCCAGGAGAAGTCGTGCTCCTTCTGGTCGCCGCCGCGGACGATGAACGCGGCAGTCACGATCCGGTCTTCAAGGGGGTTCGGCCCGGTCGTCTCGGTGTCCCAGGCGGTCTTGCGGGCTACGGCGAAGGTCATCGGACCTCACCCGCCTTCACAGCGGCGAGGTACGTGGTGAGCTGGGCAACCGTGGCTCCCGACGGGTGCAGCCCGCCGTGCCGCTCCGCGAACCCGCCCTCGACCTGCTCGGTGGTGAGTTGGTGCGCGCCTGCCGCAGCGATGACCTGGAACCAGACGTCCTGCACGTCAGCCGGGTCATCGACGAACTCCGCCTCGATGACCTCGTCTTCGGACGGCGTCGGCGGCGGTGTCGGCTGCTCCGGCCCAGAGGCCGGGGGCGTCGCGTCCTTGGGCTTCGCGCCGAGCGCTGCGGCCTTCGCCTTGATGATCGCGGCCAGGGCGTCGTCGAGGTGACCGGCCTGGTTCGCCTGCGTCCACAGCTTGCCGACGTCATCAGGCGTCTTCGCTACAGCGACCAGCGCCGCATAATCCGGCCGGCCACCGGTGATCGCCACGCGCTCCGGGCCCGATGCAACGGCTGTCTGGGCACCAGTCATCTTTCCGGCCATCAGGGCGGCCGGGGTGATCTCGACGTCGAGCGTCGGGACCATGAACCGGGCGGGGCCCTCGTCGCGCTGGACGAGCTTCTCCTCCATGCCGAGCCATCCGGCGACGTACCCGCCGGCCTGGGCCAGCAGTTCGGCGGCGGGCGGGAGTTCGGTGGCGGCGTAGTAGCCCTTGGTGATCAGGAGCCACTGGCCGAGGGCGGGAACGTCGCGGAGCATGACGTTGACCCGGGTGGTGATCTTGCATTCCCGGTTGTCCGGGTCGCAGACGCAGGGCCGGTCCTTCTTGTGCTCGGTGACGCCGTCGCAGCGCCTCTGGCACTTCGATCCGGCGTACAGCTCGTACCACTGGGAGACGGCGTCCTGCGGCGGGATGAGGACGGGGAGCCGGTTGGTGGTGGAGTACACCTCGAACTCGGCGGGGCCGCCGTTGGCCGGGGTCCACGGCTTGACCTCGCCGCCGTAGAGGGCGGCGACCTCGGTGAGGATCTCCCGCGACGGAGAGGTGAAGCGGAAGTGCTTCAGCTTCGCCGGGCTGGTGTAGGCGTTGCCCTTCTTGGACACGCCGGACACGACGTGGCCGATGCGGATCTCGCCGAGCTGCCGCATGCGGCGCTGCAAGTCGATGATGGGCATCAGGCGGCCCTCTCTTCGCTGGTGTTGGGCAGGGTGAGGGCAGGGCGGATGACCTGCTTGGACAGGCCGGACGTCCACTCGGCGTTGCGCTTGACGGTGAGGAAGGCATCGAAGACGGCGTCGTCGGCGACGGCGGGGATGAGGCGGAATCCCTCGGGGCGCAGGTGCAGGACGACGCCGGCCCAGAAGGTGGTGGGCATCGGGACGGTGGATCCGTCGCGGAGCCAGGCGACCTTGGCGTGCCGGTAGGCGGCCATCTGGAGCGAGGCCTCGGGGTAGACGCCCTTGACGTCGAGCTCGCCGCCCGTCTTGGTGTCGCCGCAGAACACGGAGTCGGCGGGGACGTCGGTCTGGAAGTAGGCGGCGAGCGCCTGCGCGATGAGCGGCGAGCGGACCAGGTAGTCGAGGGTGCCGGCGTAGCCGTGCTGTTCGTTGCCGACGACCATCTCGGATGCCTCGAAGGTGACCTGCCACTCCTTGACGAAGCGGAGGAAGTGGCCGAGGAAGGGGGCCATCTCCTCGTCGTCGAGGAGTTCTTCGGGGATCGGTGTGCCCAGCACGTGGGATTCGATGATCTTGTGGACTGCGGTGCCGATGTCGGCGCGCTCGTCCTTCTTGCGGGTGTGGGCCCGGCGCAGCCAGTCGTAGGCCTCGGTGCGCTGGTCGGGAAAGAGGCTGCTGCGGACCAGATAGGGCAGGTTGGCCATCGCGGTCTCGGCGGTGATGTTCCCGGCCCAGAAGGTGAGGGCGTCGCCCTTGCTCGTGCCTTGTTCGAGGATGGTGGTGACGCGGCGGTACTTGGCGCCGGTGACCTTGTCGCGGTACCAGCCCTGGGAGGGCTTGGGGATGCGGTCGGCGCCGGTGGGGGCCGGGGCGGCGGCCTTGCGGCGGCGGCCGGCGGCCGGGGCCGAAGCCCCGGCCTGCACGGTGGTCGTCATCAGGCGGTCTCCTGCCAGTCCTGCGCGGTCTGCGGCAGCGCGGTCACGTCGACGGTCGGGGCGGGCCCCCACACGGCGTCGCCGTAGGCGGCCTGGTGGCGGGCGGCGATCCGTCGGGCCGCGTCGGCGCTGGCGTCGACCTCACCGCGCTGGATCTGGCCGATGACGCGGTCGGCGTCGATGCTCATCGAGCGACGCCCTTCCTGGGACTTGAGGTGGTAGATCCGGCGGCCCGTCTCCAGGTCGACGACCGCGGTGAGGAGCCCGCGCGCGGCCAGCGCGCGCAGGTCCTTCCGGACGGTGTTGCGGCCGGCCGTGGACCACCGGCTCTGGGCGAGGAACCGGACCACGCTGTGGGTGGTGATCGGGTTGCCGTGGGTGCGGGCGGCGAGGATGTTGGCGAGGTAGTCGCGGCGGTGGGCGACGTCGTTGTCGTTCACGGGCGGGGCTTCTTTCGGATGGCGGGTGCCGTGACGTAGCCGCAGGCCAGGACTGCGACGGGGAGGGTCGAGCCGAGGGGCTGCGCCCACGGGTTGGGGAGCGCGGAGGAGGCGACGATCGCGGCCATGGCGGCGAGGAGGGTGACGGCCCAGTGCAGGGCCAGGCGGGCGCTCATGCGGTGGCCTCGCCCTCGCGCTGGCCGGGGATGACGACGGCCGGGGCCGGGGTGAGCGCGTGCAGTCGGTCCGCGAGCCGGGCCGCCGCCTGGTCGTACAGCGGGAGTTCGAAGCCGAGGCGGTCCGTCAGCTTCTCGACGAGGAGGGCCTCCGGCTTCCAGCCGTCGTGGGCCCTGGCCTCGGCGCGGTCGGTGACGATGTCGTCGAGGAGGCCGAGGAGATCCGAGTCGTCGGCGAGGGCCTCGATCATGGCGGTGAGGTAGTGCTCGACGTCGAGCATCGCTCCGCCCGGGATGCGGCGGACGTACAGCCGGTACGGGCCGGTGATGACGGGGCGGCGGAAGATGCGGTGCAGGTACAGGCGGACGCGGTTCACAGGGTGGCTCCGTTCCCGGCAGCGAGGGTGAAGAGGACTGCGGCGATGAGCGCGGTGTCCTGGAGGGTGTGGCGGGCGCGGACGATCTCGACGAGCAGCCGGTCTCGCGCGGTGGCGAACAGCGGCCGCGGGTCGAAGTCCCGCAGCTCGGCGTCGTGGAGGAGGTAGAGCAGCGCCGCGCATGACGCCCAGGCGCTGACTCCCAGCGAGACGGCGGCCGCCCAGTCGGCGGGGCTGTGGGTGGGGGCCATCACGAGCCATCCGGTGCGGGCAGGTCGCGCGACACCCGGTAGTCGTGGTGCAGAGGGGAGTCGTGCGGGTCCTCGACCGCGGCGCGCTGGCCGGCCAGCAGGTTGCGCAGCTTGGCCACCTGCGGCGTCACGTCCCCACTGGCCTCCGGCGACGGGGCCTTGAAGCCGCCCCGCTCTACCGCCCGACGCACAGCACGCGCCTGGTGCTCCCAGTACTCGCGCTGCCCAGGGTCGAGGTACCCCCACCCCTCGCCCTCCGGCATGAACCGCTCGTACAGCCAGGCCGGGAGCGTGTCCCCACCGTTCTCCTCGGCCGCGCGGTCAGCCTCCGTCGGGCAACCGTCCGCGTGCCGGCCGAACCGCTTCGGGCAGCCACACGGGTGTACCGCCTCGCCGACCGCCGACTCCAGGGCGGCCACAGTCGGGCAGGGCCAGGCCATGCCGTCGTGTGCGCAGCGCTCCGGGTCGGGGTGGTTCACGTGCAGGAACCGTGTCCGGCGGATCCGCAGCGACAGCTTCCCGATGTAGTGCAGGTTCGAGTTGGCGCAGGCCTGGCGGTGCGGGCGGATGTTCTCCTCAGCGCTCACGCGGGCTTCCAGCTCGGCGTTCCGAGTCCTCAGCCGCTCCAACTCCGCGGCGGTCTCGGGGGACATCAGCATCTGCGCCGCGTCCAGTGCCAGCGCGATACCCGTCGCCGTTCGGCGGCCCTGCTCCATCGCGGCCAGCACCACACCGGCCGCCGCGTTCACCGACCGGGCGTTCACCGGGCCACCGCCGCGGCGATCTCGTGCATCACCGGGTCATCCGACGCCTGCACCACGGTCACGTAGACCGGCACCACCGGGAACCGGGGCGAGTCAGACCACGTCCGCGTGTGCAGCGTCCACGCCGTCTGGCCGTGCGGCAGTTCGACCTTCGTGACCGTGCCGCCCATCGCTTGCAGCCAGGCACCGAGGACGCCCATGTCCGCGCCCGTGACCTGCACTCCGGTGGGGGTGGCCTGGTGGGCGACGCGCTCCGTGTACGGCAGGTCGCGGACATCCACGGTGCTGCGGTAGCTGAAGTCGTTCCGCTCCTGCGCGGCCTGCTGGGCGCGGAAGGTGCTGCGCTCTGTAATCTGAGTGGTCAAGGTGACCTCTCCTTCACTGTGTGGTGGGGTTGCCGAGTCGTAGGGCTGCTCAGGCCGGCTAGTCGGAGCGGCCCTTCGGCGTTTGTGGGTCAGGTACCGGCGAGCGCCGGGGTCTTCGAGCGCAGGCGGCGGGGGCGGCCGGTCGATACCGGCGGCGTCTCCTTCGCGCGCTGCCGCGCTTCGGACTCTTGGCGGGCGATCTCTGTGATCACGGCGAGGTCCGAGGTGCTGAACATGAGCTGTCGGCTCATGTAGAAGCCGGGGAACTTCCGTCCCGCGCTTCCGTCTTCGGGACGGTTGTAGCCGTCGCGCAGCCAGCTCTGTCCGGTGGTGTCGTCCGGGAGTTCCGGGTCGGTGAGGCCGAGCCGGATCGCGGCGTTGCGGACGTTGTAGAAGTTTTCGAGGGCCGGGGTCGGCTCAGCCGTCCTCTGGGTGGGGACGGGGTGCGTCTTCGTCGCGGCCACGGGAGTCCTTCCTGTGTTCGGTCTCGTCTGTGGGGGCGAGGAGTTGGTGGTTGTCGGTCTGGATCTGGAGGGCGGTGCGCAGTGCCGTGTATGTGGGGGGCCGCATGTCGGTCTTGAGGCCGGTCTCGATCTCGCTGAGGTAGCTGTGGGACATGCCGGCTTCCTTCGCGCACTGGCGGAGGGTGAGGCCGACTTCCATGCGGCGTTTACGGATTTCCGCCCCGTCCACCTGGAAGGTGGGTTGGGGTCTTTCCATGCGTTGAAGGTAGCGGAGGAAACTGGCGGAAACTAGCGGTACGCGCGAGTAACTTGGAGATGTCGCGAGTTTCCGAGAGTTATGACGAGGGTTCTCGCGGGTTCCCGCCTACTTCCCGCCACGTTCCGGTCACGGTACGAAGCGCATATAGCGGTCGCTGGCGGTCGCTGGCATCATGTGCGGCATGGCAACCCCCGATGGCGACCCCACCCGCCACCTGCAGAAACTCGCGGCGCTCGTGACGCAGCGGCGAGTGGCGCTCGGCTTCGCCAGCAAAGAGGCGGCGGCCGACGCCTGCGGGATCTCGCACACGACGTACCGGAAGATCGAGGGCACCGAGACCGCGGCGCCCAGCCGCGTCCGTGACAGCACCTACGCGAAGCTGGACGTGGGCTTCGGCTTCCGGCCCGGTTCGACGAAGGCCGTCGCGGACGGGGTGTCCGACTCCATCACCCTGGGGGACGGCACGCAGCTGATCGAGGGTGGGCAGATCCGGGACTTCAGCCGGCTCGAGGAGGAGGTGGACCGGGCCTTCACCATCTCGGCCCAGCTGACTGCTCCGCACCTGACGCTGAGTGAAGCCAAGGCCCTGAAGGACGAGATGTTCAAGGAGCTGAGGGCGCGCGGAGTGCTAAAAGAGGAGTAATTGCCTCCGGCGACCATGCAACCTTTTTGGCGTTACCTAATCGTGATTTTGGCAAGCTGAGGAAAGTTCAACAACACTCTGTTGCACAGCCGTCACACGTGTAAGCCTGGCGGTCCACATGAGGGGTTCTCCGAGGTCTAGGGGGACCTATGGCGACGATGGTGTTGTTCGACAGAGCCGGTTTCGAGGGCCACGTTCTGGAGGAGGACGGCGAAACCGTCTGTGTCCTGACCCCCGCAGCAGCCACCGATCCCGCGGTTCAGGCGCGGGTACGGGAACTGATGCACAGCCAGGGGATCGATTGCCGAAAGTGCCGCGCCTGCGTGGTCGGCACGGCAGAGTAGTCGGTCGAGTAAGCGGAAGCCGGTGGCAGGGGTGCCTGCCGGCACATCCGCACCCAACACTGCGCGACTCATCTGGGGGATGACGCATGCCCTATCCCGAACAGCGCGGGAACAAGTGGCGAGTCCGATGGAACACCGGCAAGCGGCACCCCGAGACGGGACGCTGGCTGCACGACAGCCAAGGAGGCTTCGACAGCCGGGAAGCCGCCATCGCCTACGGGCTGGACCGCGAGTCCGACATCCGCAACGACCGCTACATCAGCCGCCGCGACGGCGCGGTCCTGATGAGCGAGTACTGCAAGACGTGGCAGCAGACCCTCGACGTCGGTCACCTGCGCAAGAGGAACATCGCCTCGTACATCCGCCTCTACATCGAGCCCCGCTGGGGCGACATGGCGGTCGCCGACATCAAGCCGTCGGCATACCGGGCCTGGGAGCTGTGGCTGAAGGACCAGCCGAACATCGGCGACGCCTACCGGCGGGAGATCCTGCTGGTCTTCAGCATGATGATGGACGACGCGGTCAACGACGAACTGCGCCAGGCCTCCCCCGTGCCCAAGCAGCGGCGCCGCGGCCGGTACGTGAGGCGGAAGAAGGAGCGGAAGCGCAACCTGCGCATCGAGGACGTCCACCAGCTGGCGTGCAACGCCCTGCAGTACTGGGGCTTCACCGGCTACGTCTTCCAGATGATGATGCCGTTCACCGCCATGCGGCCCGCCGAGCTGTACGCGCTGCGCCGCGAGTACTGCCACCCTCAGTGGCCGGCCTCCGACCCCCTGGACGACCGGGACGAAGAGGACCGCGACGAGCGACACAGGGACGACCTGGAGCGCTACGGCGCCGAGCTGATGCCCGCGGTACGGGTGCAGTGGCAGCACCAGCGCGAGGACGGCGAGTTGAAGCTGTTCCCGCCGAAATACGAGTCGCGGCGGGCGCTCGTGCTGCCGCCGTTTCTGGCCGAGCTGCTGGAGATGCTGCTCGCGAGCCACGAGTCCGAGTGGGTGTTTACGTCAATCAATGACGGGAGACTCGCGGACGCGAACTTCACCTACACGTACTGGCGGAAGTTCGCCGACGGCCTGGAAGCGCGGCAGAAGTCCGAGAAGGGCGACCGCCGGAAGGGCTCGAAGCGGTGGCTGCCTGGCTGGCCTGCCGTGCCGAACTGGCAGGGCAAGCGCATGTACCTGCTGCGCCACGGCCACAAGGAATGGCTCGACGACGACGGTCACTCACGGATCGCCGTAGAGACGCGGATGGGCCACGAGGTGGCCGGCGTCGAGGGGCTTTACGCCAACGTGACTGTGGGGATGGAAAAGCGCATCATGGAGTCGATGCAGGAGCGGTGGCTCCGATTCGTGGTGACTCTCCCGGATGACTGGGAGCCGCCCCTGTCTCCCACTCCACTCCCAGTTGATCTTCGAGAGTGGATGTCTTTGCAGGTCAAGGCCGGTAAAGCTCTGGGGTTCTGACGTTGTTCATGAAGTTCATCTCCCACAAGAGCTTCATGCCGTTCGTCTGGTACCGCATCGCCCTCGGATTCGTCATCATCGGCCTGGTGGGAGCGGACGTCCTGAGCCCTCACGCGGCCGAGTCGTCGGGCTGACAACGACCGCTCCGGAGGGCGCATGATCATCTCTTTCGAGTGAACGGTGCGGAAACCCTCGCCCCGAGCCCCTGCGGCGGGCGTACGGAGCACCGGGGAGAAGCCTGGTGGAGGCGCAGCCCCCGGGGTCACTGGGTCGTACCCCCTCCGCGGTGAGCTCGACTCGAACCCGACGCGGCGGCACGCTCCGCCCCGACGCCCGCCCTTGACCGGCGACAGCGCCGTGAGAGCGCGGCAACGCAAGGGCCGTGGGCGCCGGCCGGGCCCCTGGGCCGTCTGGCCGAACGCTTCTGCGGACCGGGTTGCGGCGTTTTAGCGTGGCCTCTCCGACTGGAGGTGGAGCATGCCGAACGATCCCACGCTGGGCCGGCTGGGCAAGGAAGCGCGCAGTGTGAAGTTCCCCGACGGCAGCCGCGGGGTCATCCTGGTGAGCGCCGGCATCCCTCAGGACGAGGCGGAGGTGCTCGCGGCCCGCGTCTGGGAGGAACGCGCGGAGGTGAGCGGGCTGCCCGGCTGAGGCCCCCGCGGCCTCGACGGGGGAGCGGTTCCCGGCCATGTCACCCCGACGGCCGGGAGCGCGCAGGTAATGGTCAACTCGCCTGGTGAAAGCGGGAGTTCGACCGTCCGAACCGCGCCGCCCCCGACCACCGTGACGCAGCGCATACGACTTGCGTAGCCGCCCGGTAGCGCAGTGTCAGTCCTTGCGCCTAGGCTGGTCCGCATGTCCCCCGAAGTCACCCCGCCTGGTTCCGTGCGCTCTGCCGCCGCGTTGAACGAACAGATCCGCGCCCTGTGGACGCGGACAGGCGGCTCGCTGTCCGCACAGGAGCGGGCGGAGTACGAGCTGTTGATCGTGAAGTGGGCCGAGGCGATACGCGGCGAGATCATCGAAGCGGCGTAG